CGTTTTTTAATTTAGCGCGGATTTTTTATTTACAGGTTTTGACCTGTCCAGATGTATTTCTATCATCTGAGGACTTTTTCAGTCCGCCGTTGCTACTCACTCTTTAGCGCCCACGCCTAGAATATAAGCTGGAGTTTTCGCCCGTTTGCTTATGGCTTTTCTGCCATGTTGCCGACGCAAAAAGCGCCAGCCATGGGGATAGTAACGTACAAGGCAGTTTTCACCGCCGTGCCGGTTCCCGACGTTGTTCACGTCGCGGGCTTGCATGTCATTTCAGGCATGGTCACAGCCGTCCCTACTCCATTTCGCGGAGGAGTCATCCCGACTATATTCAATTCCGGTCATGTTACTTTGTGCGTCTTTTGTCCGGCTGTCTAGGACAGTTGGGCAGTAACCGCGCTTTTCACAGTTTCCGGTTGGGACTATAAAATAAGGAAAATTAGCTGTCGGACTTGACAGCTAGAACCATAGAATGATAGAATATTGGTGTGAATAGCAGAACCCTATCTGGTTCTGAATGGGGCGGTATTGAGAGTACCGCCCTTTTTCCTTATTCTTTTTTCAAAGTGCTGAGGTCTTGTGACCTCTCTCACAGGTTTTTCGTTCCTGTGATCTTATATTACTACACTTTAGTGTAGTTGTCAACAGGTTTTTAAAACTTTTTTCAGATCTTATCTTTTCAGATATCCCCTGTTGATGATTATACTTTACTACGCTTTAGTGTAGTTGTCAACAGGTTTTTAAAACTTTTTCAAGTTTTTTACTTTTTTCTTTAAAAGTGTTAGTACATCCCATTTTTAATACTGTTTTAGTGGTAAAAGTGGTTGGAATGGACACGAAATAGAGTTGTTTTGAGGGTAAAGTGGAGGATATCCACTTTATGTGTATAACATTGTGGACAACTTGCGATAAAATGGGGACAACTCACAGCATACCAGCGCGGACAAGCGCAGGCAGTGAGTTATACCTAACTATAGTTTGTCCATCTAATTTTTATTAGTGGTAACTATCCTAATCCAGATCTGATTTTCACCTAAGCGGTAGAAAGCTATTTCTAATCACAGTTAGTCAGTATATAACCTTAGTTAGTCCAAACTTACTTCTGAGGTATTCCCTCCTTTTTCGTCTGCCGTCCGGTGGTGTAGGGGCTACTTAAAACCATAAACTGATTAACGCTTTCCCGAATCATCTAAAGCTGGTCCAATTCCACACTTTCCAAAATTTTTTCCATCCCCCAATTCTTCATCTCCCCATCATCCAACTCCCATTTTCACCCAAAAAAATAATTTTCCTCTCCAATCGTCACATTTCCCTGATCTTTCCTTTAAAATAGAAAATCCATCTCTAAAAAGGTGTTATCGTACCCTTTATCGTTCAAACCCTTGTCTTTCCTCTAAAATAGCCGGAAAATTCAAAAAAATTGAAAATCTGGAATTCAAAAATTTTCCCCTCTACTAAACTTTTTCCTTATTAAATAATAATTTTAACGATAACGGCAAATCTGCTCGCAAGAGCGAAAAAATAGACCCTATGATTAGGGTCGGTCTTAGCTGCGCCAGCAGATAAGAATTTGGGTAGACCTGTTTAACACATGCCAGCGCGAAAAATTAAGATGGAGAATATTATATAGGGCAAAATGATAATTCAAAGAATATGATTCAATCGTTAATCTGGAATCCAACAGAAGAATTATTTACGACCAAATGATGAAACTCATCTATCCTTTTATTTCTAAGATGAGATTACACAAGGTTTACACAAGATATTTCCGATTCTTCTATGGAACTTCCTTGTAATACGGCAAAAAATCTCATCTTAACTGGCAGAATAAAAAATCAATTAAAACAAGCTTTACACAAGCGCAAAATCTACATACGTTAATTACTTTAAAAAAGATGGCGAAAATAGACTTTGCCCTCCTAGCCTACCAACTGTCCACCGAGACACTTAGAACGCCAAATTGACACATCAAACGTGGAAGTTTTTCCACAAAACGCACCATAGATGATGTCTGCAACTTCTCTGCTAGTCGATCCAGATAGGGGGATGATTTAAACTAAACTACATTTCTATTTTTATAAAAATGGTATATAGGAAAAACTCCAATAAAAAATATGTAAAAATCCATTTTGATCTTTTAGGCTAACAACTGTCCACCTATGCCGCTAAAGCGCGAAATTGAGGTAAAGTTCATGGAAGTTTTCCAGTAAAGTCATCATAGTATGAGTCTTGTGTTGGATGAAAATAGACCCTTGATAGGGTCGGTCGTGAACGCAGTGAACGAATTTTGGGTAGATGTATGTAGAGATGTTCAGAAAAAGTAAAAAACTATTTCGAGAATAATAGTTAAGAGATAAAACTTCGCATTTGAAACAAATGCTCGTCAATGCGTCCTGTGTTAAACACAGGCCACATTTTCACAAAAGATTACATGGTGAGTTATATAGATATTATATGTAGTGTAACGAAATATAATATCTATATTAGTCTATCTTATATATGTATATCTTATTAGCGTTCAGTTGACATACACAAAAGTGTCGTCTGCCGAACGACGGTGGTTCAGCCGACATACACAAAAGTGTAGTTTGCCGAACGACGGTTTTTCACGATGGATATACTCACATGTTTAAGACTTAGTATTCGTCATGCAAAAATCGGCTTTGAAATAATACGCATATAATTCTAATTGGAGAATATGAATACACAAGTCAAAATCGCATACGCAAAGGAGGTGTAGATTATTGCAAAAGCCTGAATACTTCACAAAGTTCCCAAACGATTATATTCAGGGAGATATCAGGTCTAAATATGGAGTTAGCAGAAAATTTTATATAACTTATATCCTTATTGACAGATATAGGTCTTATGAAGATTATAGCTGGATAACAATCAGAAAGGTTATGGAGTTTTACGGATACAAAACAACAAAGCATAAGCCAAAGGTGTTTCATGAGATATTGGATGTGTTGGAGTATATGATTAATAACCGCATGATCGAAATAAAACAAAACCTGGACTCTATCGGATATGACACGGGAATCGAAATTAAAGTTATTCCAGAAAATTTTGATGTAGCGGACAAGTTCTCCAAAATTACATCATCGCAGCTTGATTTTATCATGATGGCAGAATCGAGTATAAATAAAGAGAATTTGCTGATGGCATTTTTATATATCAACTCTTATATTTACATCCGCCCTCGAAATAATAGGAATCAGGAAATCATGAAAAATCCAAGTTCTAAACCGGAAGCATTTTGGAAAAGCGTTGATTCTATGTCCAAGGAACTATCGATGTCAAAAGATACTATCAACCAATGTATAACATGCTTTACTTCTGCCGTTGCGGACAAGCCGCCAATTCTAATAAAGATAAATGCTGAAGATGTTAAAACTTATATTGGAAAAATTCCTCAAAATATCCCAAACGTATATGTACTCAACAAAAAAGGATATGAGCAAGAGGTAAAATGGGCGATCCAAAAAATGCTACAAATTTACAACATTCATCCATCAGTAAATGCAGATGGAGAATAAATAAATGTAACCCATCAATCACAGCTAACTAAAGGAGTGATGCTGTCAATAACCCATCACTAAAGTGACGGACTTGTAAGCCCGGGATTGACTAGCCTAAGTGCTATGAGCACTACGTTAAGGGAGAATATATAGTCACCTGCAGATGTTATACCTAGTCTGCAGCTCTGAGATCCGTGATTAAACAGCCCTGCTGGGTAGGGACAGTGTTACGGATACATAAACCTCACATTAACATTGGCGAAGGTATCATTACAGGGGTGTATCCCCTGAGTTATGTGATTTAGTTCACAGAAAGGAGTGCCTGTTATGGTATATGTATTAGATCTTGATGGACAGCCGCTTATGCCTACTAACAGGCATGGTAAGATCCGGCATCTTCTCAAAGATGGTCTGGCAGAAGTTGTAATGCGCTGTCCATTTACCATACGGTTGCTGTATGACAGCACATGCTATACACAGGAAGTCGTGTTAGGTGTAGACACCGGTAGTAAGCATATCGGGCTGTCAGCTACTACAGAAACCAAAGAACTCTATGCTTCTGATGTGGAGTTGAGGAATGACATTGTGGATCTGCTTTCTACACGCAGACAGAGCCGCAGGTTCCGTCGTAACCGAAAGACGCGCTACCGAAAAGCCCGGTTCAAAAATCGGGTATCTTCCAAAAAGGAAGGCTGGATCGCTCCCAGTGTCCAGCAGAAAATTGATACCCATCTAACCGTGGTATCCAAAGTATGCAGGATGCTGCCTGTCACCAGAATTGTCGTAGAAACGGCTGCTTTTGATATTCAGAAGATTAAGAATCCGGACATCCAGAGAGCTGAATATCAACAGGGAGACCAGCTTGGGTTCTGGAACGTCCGGGAGTATGTTTTATTCCGAGATGAGCATACCTGTCAGTGCTGCAAGGGAAAGTCTAAGGACAAAATTCTGAACGTACATCATATTGAAAGTCGTAAAACTGGGGGTAATGCTCCGAACAATCTGATTACGCTCTGTGAAACCTGCCATACGGGTTATCACAAAGGCACCGTACAATTACCAAAGACCATCAAGCGAGGTATGACATTCCGGGATGCTACATTCATTGGAATCATGCGATGGGTATTTTATAACAAGCTAAAGGAAGTTTATAGGTCACATGGAGTGGAAGTACAGATGACATTCGGATATATCACCAAGAATACACGGATCGCCCACCATCTTCCAAAAGGGCATTGTGTAGATGCGAGATGTATAAGCGGTCATCCAGATGTAGAGCCAATTGGTGAAATATTCTATCAAAAGAAGGTTCGCTGCCATAACCGCCAGATTCATAACCTAACCATTTTAAAAAATGGGGTTCGGAAACGGAATCAGGCAGACTATCTGGTAAAAGGCTACAGGTTGTTTGATAAAGTATCCTACGGAAACAAGGAGTATTTTGTTTTTGGACGTAGGCAGAGTGGATTCTTCGATTTAAGGGATCTGTCAGGTAACAAAGTAAACAAAGGAAGTCTCAGTTATAAGAAGATCAGATTTCTGGAACCGAGACAATCTTATTTGTGTGAAAGGAGAAGAATGGACACACAAAGGATGCGCTTAATTGCGATCCTCCCATGACTAAAGCCACGGGTGTCCGCGCTGAGTGAAATTATGAAATTTAAAACAAAGGAGATAAGAATTTATGGTAGGGGATTTTATTTTAAGGGAGAACCGTAATCGGTTTGGAGGAATTGTTGCAGAATTTGATTTTTATGGACCAAGTGGTGATCCATCAACAGGTTCAATCATTGCAAGCAAAATTGCGTCAGATTTTGCATTTGACGATCAATGTCGCAAAGCCTTAGAAGCGAATGGGAGGTATGGCGCATGATCGAGAAAAATTTTGACAAAAACAACGAAAACTGCATCGAATGGCTTACTGGACAGAGATTTATAACGATTACTGCTACGGAGCGAAAAATGGTCAACCGGTTAAAGAAGTTATATACAGAACGCAAAGACGAATTCATTAGTTTTACAGAGAATAAGGATGGTTCTGTTTGTGCCAAAATTCCTAGACGTTGGGAAAAAATAAATGCAGGCGCAAAGCCAGATGCACCGAAAAAGAAAATATCTGAAGAACAGAAAGCGCGCAATGCTGCCAGACTTGCCGAGTACAGGGAGAAAAATAAGAGCAATAAGTCAAAATGAGAAATACTGAACAGAAATTTTTTGAACGCGCAAAGCAAGTCGCCGCATTATCCGATGCAAGCTACTCTCCCACTGGCTGCGTTGCAGTATACAGAGGTGTTGTGATCGCCGCCGGATGTAACTCGCAGAAAACCCATCCAATGCAGGACAAATATAATCGTTATCGCGGTTCGAGTAAGACGAACTATTTCATTCCGAAAATTCACGCAGAAATCAACGTTCTTTCTTCTATTCGTCATATGGATATCAATTTTTCCAAGGTGGATTTATATATTTATAGGATTTGTAATAGCCGACCGATGGGTATTTCGCGCCCTTGTCCGTCATGCATGGCTGCCATTAAGGATTTTGGGATCAGGAACATCTATTATACGACAGACGACGGCTTTGCGCATGAATATCTAGCAAAAGGAGGAGTTGCTTAATGTGTATGATTTGCAGACAGCATAAGTGCCCTCCAGGATGTCCAAATTACACGCCGCCAAAAGTAAAACACTACTGTTCTATTTGTGGGCAAGGGATTATGGATGGCGAACTATTTTTAAAGAACATCGATGGAGAATATATACATTATGACTGTGTTACCGGCATCCGGCAATTGTTGGAATGGCTCGGTTATAAAATTGAAACTATGGAGGACGATGAGTGATTAGTATTAGCAAGGATGACTTCGTTAAGGCAATTGAAGACGTGAGGAGCGCAGAAAGATGTAGTACCAACCTTAATTATTTTTTCAAAGAAAACAAAGTTGATGGTTATTTGTTTTTCCCGGATTGTTCAACAACCGTTGTTCGATTGCTGCATAAATTTTTTGGGAAAGCCGATCAAGATGATTGGATTAGCTACTTCTGTTTCGAATTGGATTTCGGAAAAAAATGGAAGGAAGGATGTATCCGTGATGCCAATGGGCAAAATATCGATTTGCATAATGCGGAAGTTCTGTATGATTTTCTCGTAAGAAATATGGAGTAAAAAATATGGGACAATATGGATTAAAAATAAAAAATATTGAGGCAAGCACGCTCTATGAATATAACATAGGCGTGCGAGATCATTACGAATACAAAGATGCCATGTTTGTAAATAGCCTTTTTTCTGATTTTCTATTGGAAAATGGAATGTCAACATGGAAGGACGAATCCACCAGAGACATTATATGTTTGGAATTTAATTACGGAACACGTTCATATCAGCAGGAACGAGAACATTTTAACAAGATGTTCCAAAAGACTCATAGGGAACTTCGGACAGCCAGAATTAAAGGCGATGAGTATTTAATTCAAAAGACTCTGAATAAACGGAATAGATTGGAGGATCTTTTTTTTAAAGCTCGCCGTATGAGTTATGAATATGATCAACTTTCAAAAGATGATTTGCGAGAATTATATTACAACAACGGCGTATCTGTCGAGTATGTCTCCCGTGATAAAAAAGGGAATATTAAAAAGCGCGAAGTAATACATTACAGAATGCTATTTCGAAGCACTGGCAAGGCTAAAAAGGGTGCGTGCATGTTCATTCGAGACAAGCTTTATAAAAAAGCCAGAGATTTTCTGTATATGGGAATAAAACTCCCAAAAAAGAATGCAAAAATTGTAGAAATCAGTGCTTATGCTCCTCTTGTCTCCAGTGGAATTGTTGGAAAGGTTAAAATAAATCCAAAGAATATTTTAATTTTAAAGGATGTGGATCGCTTTTTTGAAACAAATGTGGTCAGTGTAGAAACAGATGAAAAACGTCAATGCGTTACAAAGCATATTTCTGGTTACAAATTGAAAAATACTTTGTTCGACGGACAAGCATTGATTGATTCTAGTATTTTCCCGTCGTGGGGAAATGGATACATCTTGTTGCGACATCATTTTTGCAAGATGGCGGCATTCAACACGAACATCCAACAATTTTTCAGAGACTACTTTGGAGAGAATTATCAGAATGCTACTGTTGAAGATATGTTTGGAGTAAAACATTATGTAAAAGATATTGAACTTATTACTACAGACAACGCGATGAAGTGGCTGAAGTTCGATGTGTCATATGATTATTGGTGTGAAAGGGTTTACGAGAATAATTGTATGTTTGGAATCGTGAAAACTGCACATCCTAGTAAGCTTGGAAGGTATCAGAAAATGAGTTATCAGATGGTAAACTCCTTGAATTATGATATTATGCCAGAGGTTTGCGCTGAGAGCTTTGGATATGTCGATCAATTAAAAAATGATGATGAAGTATTTTTTAAATACTTGAAAGATCATAGCAATTTTTCAAACGACTATGAAGTTTTACTTGCGCTGTGTGATCATAACCCAGATTTTAAATACAGCTCATATTTTAAGGATCGTAAAAGAAAGATACTTGAAAACTATGTTCTTCATATGAAATCTGGTGAAATCATTCAGAATGCTGAAAACTTAACTGTTGTCGGATCTCCTTACGCGATGTTGCTTTATGCAGCTACAGGGGTTGAAAATGCAGTTGATAGCGATGACACTTTTTCTTGCGAACAGGGAACTATTCAATGTTATTCCGAACGATTTAAAAACAATGAATGCCTTGCTTTTTTCAGAAGTCCGTTCAACAGTAAAAACAATATTTTGCATTTACATAATATCTTAGATGAGAGAATAAAAAAATATTTTAATCTTGGTGAACAATGCATTGCGATCAATATGAATGGTACCGACGCACAGGACAGAGCTAATGGCATGGATATGGATTCTGATTTTGGTTTTACTACAAATCAGCCAGATATTGTTTCGTTTGCGTCTGAGTGTTACAAAAAATATCCAACCATTGTAAACAATATTCCAAAAGAAACAAATGTGTACAATAACACGTTGAGCGATTTTGCACGTATGGATAGCAATCTTGCGAAGTCTCAGACCGACATTGGCAGCTCAAGTAATTTGGCTCAAATCGGACAAACGTATTCCTGTAATTCCAAAGATGCAAAATATGACGACTATGTTTGTGTGTTGAGCGTTTTGGCACAGGTCGCCATTGATAATGCGAAGCGAAGATTTGATGTTGATGTGTCGAAAGAAATTTCTCGCATAAAAAGCGGATTAAACATCGAGAAAAATAAATATCCTGAATTTTGGAAAATTATAAAAAAAGATTTTAATAAAGAGAATATCAATATGGCTCTCAAATGTCCGATGAATTATCTTGCAAGCTCAAATTTAGGAAAGAGTAAATATCAAAAAACGATTCCAATGGATAAATTTTTTATCAAACATCCTCTCAATGTGCATCGCCGAAAATGTATAAAAGTGGAAGAGTTAATTGAAAAATTTTCCATAAACCTGACGAATGCACAAATTACTGGCGAATGGGATCGTGAAGAATCCTTAATGCTGAAGAGTGATTTTGATGATTTAGTCAAGGAACTCAGACAGGTAAATATATCTGGAAATTATTTGGGCTTGATGTCTTGGCTAATAGATCGCGCCTTTTTCATCACTCCATCATTAAAAAAGCAAAAAGCACAAACCGCAAGTAAAATCTTTCAGAACAAAGCCGTCTTAATGAAGGTGCTATATGAGTGCAACCCCAAATCTTTCCTGAGCTGTTTTGCCAAGAGTATTGATGCATAAAAATCGCTAAAACACCTCAAAAAGTGGACGGGCTGATTTGCTTTTTTTGCCGAAAGCGCTGGAAAATCAATGGTTTCCGCAAATCAAATTAATCCTCTAATGAGGGGACACGGACTTTTTGTCTGACATACCTTCGCCGCTGTGATCCAATGCGGTTAATAAGTACGGGAACATGTTTTTAATGCCTTAGCCACAGGCTTAATATGTGGCTTCTACGAAATATTTCAAGGATTAAAAGGAGAAAAATATTATGGTATTAAAAGAAGCATTTGAATATCAGAACTTTATCAGTAATCTTATTTCCATAGCTTCTAATTATCTGGACAACAGAAGCTTCATTACTGAGACAGTTCAGAAACACCAGAAAACAAAGGTAAATAAAGATGCTACGGACGAGGAAATCAAGGTTTCAACGGCTTATTCTGAAATGGAATTTGAGCCAAATGACCTACTGAATCTGATGTCTAAGTTATTTGACGAAAAAGACGCTGTTTCCGCCGCTATTAAAAAGGCGAAAGACGGTCTGGATTTTGACGTGGATTCCGCCGTAGGCATGAATAAACTCAAGCAGAAGTATCTCAATACACTCTCTGCTATGGGTTCTATGAAGAATACTGAAAGAGACGGTCAGGCAACTGATTACAAATTTGATATTAATGGCGAGCAGAAGCCTTATAAATATCCAGTAAAGGAAGTAACCACTATCCGATACGACCGCAACAGCGTGAAGGGGCTTGAAAAGAAAACTCGCCGAGAAACCTCTGAAACTTCTATGAAGATTGACGCGGCTATGGTTACGACTGTTGTGGATTTTGAACCGAAATATGAAATCGGTTCTACTCTGGAGGATGTAGTGCTGCAATAAGCGGCACTCTCCTACCAATAATGTCGATGAGAGAATTGGAGTAAGTCGATTGATGGCTAACCGCTTCAGATGCAGATGAAGTGTAACGCTGCGAGGTGTGAACAGAACCATATCTGGTCAAAAACTTTTTCGATGGTAAGTGTAAATTTTGAAAATATACATAGCTATTAATGCAAGAGGAAATTGCGAAATTATAAATACTAAGATGAATGCGTTTCGTCCTCTCGTTAATCCGACACATCAAAAGATCTTTATTTCTCCACCCGATACTCCATAACATCCTAACATCGTTTCGCCGTATACATATTAATAGATATTGGTTTAAATTCTTCGGATTTGAACCGGTCTGATGAATTAATTGTGAGAACAATTCTACTATATTTGCTTCGGCAAATATGACAATTGGTTGGAATCGAAAGATGTTATTCCAGTTTTCTCATTGGCATTATTGCCTTCATTTCAGAAGGAGATGCAGATTTATCCCGTTGTCCTCCTGCTATTTTGTTCACGGGATATCCGCACTTCTATCTTATGTTATTTTTGTTTCATTTTTTATTATCTCCTTTCTTTTGTGGCGGCTGTGTTCGCAAAGTGCAGCATGGTCGCCATGTCTCAAAAATCATCGCGGAATGACGAGCAATTGGACGCTCATCTGACTCATTATCAGAGGTATGCAGGTTCGAATCCTGCTTCCGCAATTCCCGCCGCTGTAGTGTAGTTTGGTCTAGCATGGCTGGCTTCCAACCAGTAGACTCGGGTTCAAATCCCGATAGCGGCTTAAAAATTCCATCGAGAGCATGGAAAATATGGAAGAAAAGGATGTGTTTTACTATTTTTACGATCACGAAAAACGAAATGGAATTCCTGGTAAGGAAGGGATTCAAATGGGGCGACGACATTCATCGGACGAACTCTAATCGCCACACTTATTATGCCACTGAGTCAAGAGCCATTAAGACTACTTTGGAAAACTATCGGAAAAACAAAACAATTAGTGCGTAACCCGCACAGGAGGATTAAAAGGATTATGGCAAAAAGTAAATTACAGTTTAAAAGAAGCACAACAGACAAGTTGAACATCAAAGGAACTCTATCTGACGACAGAGCAAGTATTGTTTATGTGGACGAAAATGACACAGAACAGGTAGTTGCAATCAGTGACCTTCTGAATGTTTTTAGAAATCAGCCAATTGAATTTACTGTGCAGTTAAAGTCTGAAGATGAGCTTGATATCATTCCAGCCGACGACGAAGAATAGAAAGTTGGTGGCTGATTGACCGATTTAAACAGACGTGAAAATGAAACTGATTTTGAGTGGAAATTAAGATGCTGTCTTGCCAAAAAACGCGGCGAGACAGACATGGACTGGATTGAAATTCGTGACATGCTCGGTCTAAATATTACACCGGATCAGCTGAGAAAAATTTCTGTAGGTTACGCGGAATACGACGATTATCTTAATGGAAATTCCGGTGTTGCTACTACTATTCTATCTATTTCTGATTTACATATCCCATTTCAAAAACCCCTTGAAACATTTGAAAAATATGCCGGAAAGATTGATGTGTTGCAGTTAAATGGTGATCTTATTGACTGCATGGCGTTATCTCGTTTTACAAAAACATTCCGCGTGTCTCCAGTTGAAGAAATGATCGTGTGCCGTCAGTACCTGATTGATCTTATTACGATGATTCGTCCTAAAAAAGTTCTCGCAAATGACGGGAATCACGAGATCCGACTGGGCGCAACTCTTGCTAAAAACCTTGATAACGAATTGCAGGAGCTGATGCCAGAATCCGCGCTGGAATATATTTTCATGGACGGGTTTACTCATTATGATCGCAAAACTCACGCCAAGACAAAGTATGCTCCGCTGTGCGAAGTGTTCGACGACATCGATGTTGAGTATACGGGAACGTGGTATTCGCAGTATAAAGATGTGATCTTCTGTCATCCTAAAGCCTTTTGTAGCAATCCGATGAAAACGGCTGAAAAGGCTCTTTATTGGTTTCGAAATGAGGGTCATGTTTTTCGAGCGCTCATAATGAGCCACACGCACCGCCTTGGTTCCTATAAGATTGGAAATTCCATGATTTATGAACAGGGATGTTGCTGTGATACGAGCAGAATGAGATACAACGACGGGCAACTGATTAACTCTCAAAAGGAGGGCTATATTGTTGTCTGCTTGGACAAAGATGGGCATGTAATTGAAGAAAAAACTAAGCTTGTTTCATTAAATTAAATGATGAAATATAACAGAGAAAACTTGAGGAAAGTGAGAATAGTCCTCTGCCTTATATGACAGCGAATGAGATACACGGTGAGACGCGTGTATGACAGCGAGGAAGAAGTAAAGGTGAGACGCTTTGCAAACATATAGGGAGTATAAATGGTTACTAAATTCACCAGAAAAGAATTACAAAGAATTTGTTGTAATGATGATGAAATAAAACTGATTATGGATTACCAAAAACGGTTTCCGATCATCTTAGACAACGAAGATAATATTGAGAAGTTCTGCATTGATGCTAGGCAGCTATGGGAAGAATTGGAATGTCCGCAGGGTCAGTTCAATAAATGGGTTGAGAGAAAATTTAAGCCTTATGGATTCGTAGAAAACGTCGATTTTACTGCATTTGGACAAAAATGTCCAACTGCAAATGGTGGTTATACGATCTCAAAAGAGTACACGTTATCTGTTGATATGGCAAAACAGTTGGCCATGATTGACAAGAAAGAATCTGGTTTTATCGCAAGAAGATATTTTATCCTTATGGAACGGATTGCGAAAGACCATAAAGATTGGCTAGAGACGAGAAATCCAGAAAGAAAAGATTATAAAAATATGTGCGAATCGCTCTCGGATAACATATTTAAGCATAGCGCTAGACCGGCTGATAAATATGATTATTCGCGTGAGGCGAACATCTTAAATATAATCTCTTGTGGTTCTGAGGCACAGTCAATACGAAACTATTTTGGATTAAACAGTCAGAACGAATTAACTCGTGATAGTCTTCAAAAGGATTACAACGAAAAACTGGCATTTTTGCAGAAACAGAACATGATTTATTTAAAGTTGGATATGTCAATCGTTGAAAGAGTCAAAATGCTAATTGCTTCTTTCGATGTAATTTATCCGACAGCATCTCCTGTTCTTCCTTGGTTGTCAAGGGATGACATGATGAAAGCGAGAGAAAATTTGATAAACAGATTATCTGGTTGATGAACAGCTCTTTAGTGGCTGTTATTTTTATGCCCATTTTTACGGAGAGCGGCTGAAATATGCTACTCTCCCATTTTTAAAAATAAAAGGATTAAAAGGAGAAAATATATTATGACAAGAAAAGATGTTATTCAGGAAATGACTGCTAGAACAAATGAAAAATACAACGAAATGCTGGAAGCCGAAGGAAAGCTCACTGATAAGGACAAGTTTCATAGGAGAGATGTCGCAGCGTTTTTCGCAGCTTTTGAAGAGCTTGTAACAGAGGCAAAAGGCGACAAGGTGCCTGTTCCGGGATTAGGTTATTTTACCAAGAGACATGTTAATGCCAGAGCTGGCGTGATGAAGGGTGTTGCTTGGGAAAAAACTGAACATGACGAACTGACTTTTAAAGTTGATTCCGCCATCAAGGAACTATGAGGTAACGAGTATGCATTTTGATGATGTTTATGATTTGGTAGATGCAGTTGTAGACAGATTTTCCTACGAAGAAGATAAACATGACAAAAATTCAGATGGCGATATGCCATTCGTGTGTGTCGTTGCTGGATATGACATTATGCGGCAGGTTCTGAAAGTGATGCTGGAAATTACTGATTTTGCCATTGGAAATTTGGAACTGCTCAATGCTAAAGTGGATGGATATGACAAAGAGTATGTTTTGACGATTTCGCCGGATTGCGAAGTTTCTGTCGAGAGATGTTTTGTAAATAGCGTTCCTCATCCAGAAGGCGATTATGTGTATTGCTACAATGATATTGTATTCGTTCACGGCGATGTAAATTCCAGATTTTATATTAAGAATAAGAATTTTGCGAAAGAAATTATTGATTTCGATTTAGAGGATGATGAGGATGATTGCGATGGATGCGGATATTGCGAAGGCTGCGCTCCGTTAAAATCGTTTGAGATCGAGATCGACACAAATGATCTGCTGGATATTTTGGCGGATGTTCTAAGATGATGAATTGAGTGCGTGGCTGTGAGTTGCGCACTCTTTTTGTATGGGCAGGTATGCCTAGCGGCGAGGGCAAGGGACTGTAAATCCCCCACAAAGAAACATCAGAGGTTCGATTCCTCTCCTGCCCACTGAACTAAAAAATATACGTCCGTAACGAGAAATTTTCGAGTGAAATCATTTAGACTATTACATATTGTTGCCGGATGAAATGAACGAAGAAACTTATGAAAAAATATTGGATAGATATCTGAAAGAGGTGGCTTAGTATTTATTACTATCTTACTTCTTTTTATTTTTTGAAGGGAAGTGAGGTATAATGGGAAGAAAAATACAGCACAATAATATTGTAACAGAAGAATTGCTGTTGCAATGTAACAAAGAGAATATAGAATTAGGGAATGATTTTTTGGATTACCTTCGTTCGGTTGACAGATCCCCAAATACTATTGAAGCATATGCCAATGATTTGCGAATTTTCTGGGTGTATCTTTTTCAACATTGTAATAATAAGTTTTTTGTCGATCTATCTAAAAGAGATATTTCGAAGTATCAAAGTTATTGTCTTACAGAATATAAATGGAGTCCGGCGAGGATGCGCAGGGTTAAATCAACTCTATCATCGCTTTCAAACTATGTTGAAAATATGCTGGATGATGAATATGATGGGTTCCGACCTATAATTAGGAAAATTGAAAATCCAACAAATGAAAAGGTGTTTACAAAAACCGTTTTGGAAGACTCTCAGCTAGAGAATTTACTTAAAATATTAGTTGAAAAGGGTAGGTATGATCAAGCATGTATGCTATCTTTGGCTATGAATAACGGTAGAAGGAAAAGTGAGTTGCCTAGATTCAAAGTTTCCTATTTTGACGATGAAAACATTATTTATGGCTCTTTATATAAAACACCGGAACAGATAAAAACGAAAGGTAGGGGCAGTAGAGGCAAATATCTTACTGCATATACACTTTCAAAGCCATTTAAACCATATCTTGATTTGTGGATGAATTACAGGAAAGAAAATAAAATTGATTCAGAATGGTTGTTCCCTAAGAAAACTGCCGGTAAATATGTAGACGAGCCAATTGATAAAACAACTCTCGATAGTTGGGCAGAAACATTTAGCAGTTTGCTTGGCGTTGATTTCTATTGGCACTCTTTGAGACATTATTTTACAACTGCATGTTCTCGCAGCGGATTGCCAGATGACGTTATTCAAATGCTAGTTGGCTGGCAGTCTTTAGATATGGTGTCGGTCTACAAAGACCTGACACCTGACGAACAATTTGAAAAATATTTCGTAGATGGTGAAATAAGAAAAGTAGAACAAGCGTCGATTTCTGATCTGTAAAGCAAATAAGATTGCAGAAATCGACTTTTGTTCGCTTTCCCTTATCTTCTCCCACTTTTCGTGATATAATATATCAAAACCCTCTAGTATCTCAATCCTCATAGGGGACGAACGTATATTAACCCCTCAAACAATAGTAGTTCAATCATATTAGAGGATCATACCCCATAGAGGAATCAATCAAAAGCCGATTGGATAATTCTGGGTTGCTTTATTACGATGTATATTGTATATTAAAATTGCATATGATATAATACTCTTGCAAAGTATTGTGAGAAGGAGGTCGAATTATGGGCGATTCTTACAGAAAACTTGATATTGCGAAGCTGGCATCTCGTAAACATGGAACCATCTCGACTTCGGACGCTCTTCGCAGCGTATCTCCTATGGGATGGAATCCAGAAGTTTATACTGGCGAAAAAAAAGTTTTGATAAGCAAACAAGGAATTTCTTATGTGCAAAATAGGTGATATTATCATCGTTGATAAGTATAAAGATCACGGAAAATCTATACGGTCACACTCTTTCGTTGTTGTCAGCGATGAGAACGGAGAAATACATGGACTGTCCTATGATTTCGTGGCGAATGTCCTCTCCTCCTTTTAAAAACGAAGAACAAAAGCGTAGAAAATTAAATTATCCGGGCAATTTCCCGCTGACTTCGGAAGACGTTGATACCGATCCTAACAATGGGAAAAGCGGTTACATAAAAGCCGATCAGTGGTATTATTTTTCAAAGGATAAGATTTCATATATGGTAATAGGTAATATGAAGTCGGACATTTTTAATCTGCTTATTGACTATATCGAAGAATCAGATTTTGAAATCGTCGATATAGTTGATAACCTATAGACAATAGCTCGCCTGCCAGGTGTAGGAGGAGTTCCTGAAGGCGTCATGTGTAATACATGGCGCTTTCTGCATCAATCGCTCACCATGATGTGAAAGGGTGTGCTAGAACGTATTTGGCAACTATGCCAATGGCGTTTTCTATTTTCTAAAGCAGTCAATGTAGACAATGTCTGCACGACTGTTTCAATTTTGACTTATAAATAATATTTATATGTGATATATTTTTCTAAGAAAAGACAGGCAATTCCCGTTAGACGGTTTTGAGTCAATATTTGGTCGTATTAGCTAATAGAAAAACATATTAACACAACAAAAGTAACCGCTTATTGATCTGGGCGGTTATTTTTGTGCGTCAATTTATCAACAAGGCGAATTATGTAGGCGGTAAACACACCGCTCAAAACTCTGTCAAAAATTTCCAATAAATCGAAAATATATAGTAAACGGTTTCTGGTATACATACGATGTACTTCGGCGAATTTCGCAAGTTAGGAACCAGAAGCGGGTAAGACACCTGCACACCAATGATGACAACATTGGTTCAAGACGGCCTGTCGATTCGTTGGCAGACTTTTACTCAATAAGCATGAATGGGATACTACACAAGGCCATAAGTATCCTATTCTAAACAACTGCGCAAGTATAGCGCAAGTCAACTAGTTAGTGCTTCATGCTGATATTTGTTGCAACACCAACTACCCATATGATGACAACATATGGACTAGACGGCTCGTCACCGTCTATTTCTGTGCGAGAAGCCTGACGTCGAAAATCCTAGCTGGGATGCATACTGGCTCTGATTCTGAGTGTTCATCACGCTCTCTCGCCCTATTGACCCGTCGCCCAATTGGTTAGAGCGCACGACTGTTAATCGTGAGGTTGTGAGTTCAAGTCTCACCGGGTCAGCTATTAAAATCAAAAGAAAGGAGTGGAATTTTGCAATGGCATTGTCATTTCAGGATTCTGTTAATAAGCAGAAATTATTAAAAAATGTAGAAAATGAAGTGTCTACAGTGAGTTTAGATAGTGACATCGCTTTATACGAAAGCAATGCTGTGAATGTTTTAGCTGTCGATGATTTTTCGGTTAGTAATAAATACTTATGGTATGACGATTATAGTGATGACGAATTATCCACGGTTGACGCTAAAAAGAACATCACAGTAAACGAGAATCAGATTAATATTACGCAAGAATCTAATTCTCAGTTTGTTCCATTCCAGATGAATCGATACTACGACGGAATGGACTTAATGAAAATGACCATCATGGTCCATTTTGTTACGGCGCAAGGATATGAAGATAACGCGACGCCGATAAACGTAAGTTACAATAACGAAAAAATTAGGTTTGGTTGGCTAGTCAGCAAAAATGCGACCGCACACGAGGGCGATCTGCAATTTGAAATTCAGGCGATCGGCACAAACTCAAAAGGCGACGAGTATATATGGAAAACAAAGCCGAATGGTAAACTGAACATTCTGAAGTCTCTTGCCGGAAATGGTGTTATCGAGCCGGACGAGTCATGGATCACATCTTTTCTATCTCAGGTAACTGAAAAGGTTGGAGAAGCACAGGAAGCCGCAACTCAAGCAAAGAAATACGCGAATGATGCAGCTCAGTCTGCCGCAAGTGCAGGAAATATCGTTGTTGACGCGAAAAATGAATTGACGAGTACAGTTGACTCTTCTATTGCTTCTAAGTTGGAGCCTTACTACACTTCTGCGCAGGTTGATGAGTTGCTAAAAAATGTTGACCTGACAGATGTTTATAAAAAGATTGATGCAATCGACGGATTGGCAAAATTTAAAGTAGAATACGATTCCACAAATAGAACAATCACGTTTTATAACGACACCACGGTTATCAAGGCGATTAAACTAAATACCGATCCATCCGCAGAATGGGTGTCATCTTATGGGCAGATCGTAGACAGCAAAATTTCGACTGCTACTACTCCGATCACCGAATCAATCAGTGAATACAAGGGAAAGGTGGATGCAGATCTTGCTAAAATTCATAAGAACATCGACGATCTTCCAGAAACACTTAAAACGCAGTATTACGACAAAAATTCTGTAGATACTCTTCTACAATCACAATTCAAAGCGAATTCTGCTGAAATCACAAAAATTTCCAGTAAAATAGACGCAGTTGAACAGACTGCGAACACCAACAAAACAAGTATTTCATCTGTTGGCACAAAGGTGGCTGAATTAGAGGATCTGGTCAGAAATATTGAGACCGATCCTGGCAAAACATATAACGCAACATATAACAGCGAAGACGGGCTGTATACCCTCTACGAAATTGAAAACGAGGGAAAAGATGGCGAAGTAAGCACAGTTAAGGCCCAGTTTAAAATCGTTGGCGGAGGCGGCGGAAGCGCTACTACAAGCACTCTGAAGATCGAATATATAACCAAGTCTCCGTTCGTTGTGACGGCAAATGATAAAGCCATCATCAAATATAATTTTTCTGGATTAGATTCTTCTGGAGATGCGATCACAGAAGGATCGTATACTTGGAAAATTGGAAATAGAGTAATTGCAACTGGCACGGCGATCAACGGCGAAAATTCTTTTGACGCAACGAATTTTATTTCCACTGGAACGCAAAAACTACTGCTTACCATTACAGATGACGCAGGCAGTTTGGTAACAAAAAGCTGGTCTGTCCAGCTGGTAGACATCCGAATTGAATCTTCTTTTAATGATAAATTGACGTACCCCATAGATGTTGTGTCGTTTGATTACACGCCTTTCGGTGCTATTTCAAAAGACGTCCATTTCAAAGTTGACGGCGAAGAAGTTAATAAGATTACTACTACTTCTTCCGGTATCCCTATGGCTTACAATATTCAGCCAAAAGAACATGGGGCGCATCTTGTTGAAGTATATATCACGGCGGAAATTAACGGTTCCACGGTGGAATCTAATCATATTTACAAAGATGTAATTTGGTATGACCCTAATTCCGACATTCCGGTTATCGGTTGTATTTCGAAGAATATTACCGTTCAGCAATACGACACAGAGAATATCGTTTATACTGTATATGATCCGAAGACGGAATCTCCCACTGTAACATTATATGTTGATAACAAAGAAGTTTCTACGCTTCATCTCGATTCCAATACTCAGACTTGGCAGTATAAGCCGACTGATGTAGGATCTCATGTTTTGAAGATCGTGTGCAGAGGCGTCGAAAAAATAATCAACGTTACCGTAGAAAAACTGGACATTGACATAGAGCCTGTTACCGCTGGATTACAATTCGACTTTAATCCCATCGGCAGATCGAATAACGATTCAAATAGGTTATGGGTGTACGAAGGTAATTCTGATATCAAAATGACTGTTTCTGACAACTTTGACTGGGAAAATGGCGGATATCAGCTGGATGAAAATGGCGATCAGTATTTTGGCGTAAAAGCTGGCACTACTGCTGCCATTTCCTATAATTTGTTTGCGGACGATGCCAGAAGAAACGGTAAAGAGTTTAAATTTATTTTTAAAACAGAGAACGTTGCAAAAAGCGATGCTACATTCCTAAGCTGCGAATCTGGCAGCATTGGTTTGCAGATGAACGTACACGAAGCCTATATCAAGTCAAGCGCAAAGTCTCTGTATGTTCCATATAGCGAAGAAGACATCATTGAGTGGGAATTCAATATTGACAATAGCGAATCTACTCCTATCGTAATGTCCTACGAGGACGGAACGCCTTGCAGACCGATGAGCTACACAAAGGATTATTCTTTTACGCAGGAAAATCCCGTTGGTATTACAATTGGTTCTAATGATTGCGATGTAAGAATTTATCGCATGAAAGCTTACAATAAGAGTTTAGACTCAAAAGCCATTTTGAACAATTTTATTGCAGATGCTAGAACAGCAACTGAGATGATTGATCGTTATAAAAGAAACCAGATTTACGATGAGAATCAGGCGCTTACTCCCGAGCATCTTGCAGAAGCATGTCCTGATATGAGAATTATCATGCTGGAAGCTCCACACTTTACAAATAACAAAAAGGATTTTGTAAAAAATACGTCCATTGAATGTATTTATAAAAATGGAGATCCAGTTTTGGATAACTGGAAATTTGAAAATGCTTATCACAGCGGACAAGGTACTACTTCAAACGAGTACGGTGATTCAGGAAGAAATATTGACCTTATTTGCTGTTTTGATGGAATTCATCAAGCCACAAGTAAAATTCCACTAGATCCAGATTATAAAACAATTTTAACTCTTGGAGACGGAACAAAATACGAAGATGGTACTGGTACGGTTTCATTGACTAGGACTTCTGTTCCGAATAAGTGGTTCAATGTAAAAGTGAACGTCGCCTCCTCTGAAATGGTAAATAATGCATACGGGCAGAATAGATATAACACTTATCTTCCATATTCAACTCCTGCTACTAGGAGAGATTCGAAAATTAAAAATTCTATGGAATTTGTAAACTGTGTTTTATTCATTAAAGAGAGCGATCCAGATGTATCTACGCATAGGGAATTTCAGGATTGCGAATGGCATTATTACGCACTCGGTAACATCGGAGATTCAAAAAAGACAGACGTAACAAGAGCTTATGATCCAGATGACATGAAAGAATTTTGTGTCGAAATAAGCGACAATACTCTTGCAAACTCCACATTTCAGACCGGTGTTAATAATTCAGATGGATCAATGAAATATCCAATCAGCAAATCAGAATGGGCAACCGGAAATGTTGCTTATGATGCACTTTATAATGATTGGGACGGATCATTTGAATTTAGGTATGATTGTTGCGGCGATTCTAAAGATGGTGATCCTACATCTACTGATGAAATTAAAGAACAGATTAGAGCAAATAATCGTCAGATCTGGAGAAGTTTCTATGAGTTTGTAATTACATCGAGCAATGAAGAGTTTGTGAATAATTTGAAAAATTGGTTCATTGTAGATTCTGCTACATATTTTTACTTATTCACTCTTAGATATACGATGATTGATAACAGAGCTAAGAATACATTCTGGCATTGGGCAAAACATTATATCAGCACGTCCGAAGCCGCTGAGATGGGTGATAAAGCAAAATATTATACAATTGATGATGAAGCTTCTGGGATCAATAATGGATACCGATTTGATTTCTGGGCTTATGATATGGACACTCAACTTGGAATCAATAATTCTGGCGAACTTACTATGACTTATGGCAAAGAAGACACCGACTATCGCACAGATGGTGATCCGTCTTCTGGGTATATTTTCAACGCTGCTGATTCTGTATTTTTCTGTAGGATTCGTGACCTTATGCAGAGTCAACTTCGTATCATGTATCAGACTTGTGAATCTAAAAACTGTTGGAGTGCAACATCTCTTATCAATCAGTTTGATGAAAAGCAAAATGAATGGTGTGAAGAACTATGGAGATTAGACTACGTAAGAAAATATGAACGCCCTTATAGAAAAGGTAATACACGTTTCTTAGAGCAAATGATGAACGGGAAGAAGAAGTATCAGCGCAGACAGTTTGAGCGCGATCAGGAAGTTTATATGGCAACAAAGTTTTTAGGAACTACAGCCACCTCTGATCAGATTATGTTCAGATGTAACACTCCTGTTGGAGCCGCTGTGAAACCCGATTATACTCTTCATCTTACTCCGTATTCAGATATGTATCTATCTGTTATGTTTGGAAATTCTTCGGCTAAACAGATTCGTGCTAAAGCAGGACAGACATATGATATTGCATGTCCATATGATAGCATGGACGACACAGCTGTTCTTGTATATGCGGCATCTCGTATTCAGTCTATGGGAGATGTATCTACGTGTTACATTCATGACAACGACTTCTCTAAAGCTGAAAGGCTAAAAGAGCTTATCATTGGTAACACGACTAAAGGATACTCCAATGCTTTTCTAACAAATCTTGTTATCGGGAATAATAAGCTGCTTGAAAAATTAGATATCAGAAACACCCCTAATCTTACAACTAGCTTAGATTTTTCCAAATGTCTAAATTTAAAAGAGTTGTATGCGACAGGTTCTGGATTGACTGGCGTTTTATTTGCAAATGGTGGCAAAATTCAGACTGCACTATTGCCCGACACGTTGACATCTATCAACATGCGTAGCTTAAAATATCTTAACAATTTATCCATTGCCGGATACGACAAGATTACGACGATGATTGTTGAAAATTGCAACACAATCGATTGTCTCGACATGCTGAACAAAGCTTCAAAAGTGAGCCGCGTTCGCATTATGGGGGTTGCGTGGGATTTAAGTGATACTTCTATTCTGTCTCGACTGTATAAGATGGGCGGTATTGACAAAAATGGCTACAACACCGATCGGTCTGTTCTTACGGGCAAAGTTCATGTTCCCGTTATGAGACAAAAGGAGCTGGAACGCTATAACGAGGCGTGGCCAGATCTTGTGATTACTTACAACACACTTGTTGAACAGTTCGCTGTAACATTTAAAAATGATAACGGAGACATTCTTGACGTTCAATATGTTGATAAAGGCTCAAAGCCGGTGGACCCTATTTCACGAGAAGAAAATCCTATTAGCACTCCTACAAAGGAAAGCAGCGTAGAATTTGATTTTACATTTAATGGATGGGATTCAAATTTAGTTGCAGTTTTCCAAGATCTTGTTTATACGGCAACGTACACATCTTCTATTCGCAGATATACCATTCGGTACATGAACAATACACAGGTACTAAAAGAGACAACGAGCGAATATGGAACTGTTGTGTTGTACGATGGTGATATTCCTACTTACACATCGGAAGAGGCAGCTTTTAAATACTATTTGTTTAAAGGCTGGGATAAATCTGGTCTTGTAGATGGAGATAAGGATATTAAGGCGGTGTATGACTCATTCGAATACTCTACGGGATATTTTGATGGCAAAGAACTAAATCAACTTCGTCCTGTTGAGCTGTACGCTATGCTGAAAGTCGGTGTAGAATCAAATTATTTATCCGCAAAAGATTCTTTAACTATACAGCTCGGAAACGATTATTCTTACACAGACGTAACAGAGAATATTCTGATCGATTCCAAAACAGAATTTACGGGTAAAAATTACGTTGATACCGGTGTAAAACTCTTCGACGAAGATCGTGATTTTGTGTTGGCGATTGATTACAAGTTTTCGAACAATTCTAAGAATACGAATGTGTTGGCACAATGTTTCCAGGCGGACGGAATGAACGGATTCCGGCTATGGTATAACGATGGAATTAAGGCGGCGTGGGGAACTGCTGCTACTTCTGCCGGTACCGTAGAAAATAGAGAAATTCTTGTCGTAAGACATAAAAAGGGAGACAACTCTCTCTATATTTACAACTCTAACCTGATTGGAGACGGCGATGCTCCTACAGTTGTTGAATTAAGTAAAACGAGGTCTACTCTTGCAGATTCCACTCTAGTTTTTGGTTGCGCCAAAGCAGATGATGGTGCTTATGAAAACTACGGTCTTGGAACAATTTACTGGTCAAAACTATGGTATTTTGATCTTGGTGAGGATGCTTGTAAAAACATTGCAATGTGGCCGCATGAAGATTTGAAGTTGGAGATTTCTGGATTCAAGAAATATTATCTTAGTAATAATAGCGGAAAAAGATCGTCTCTGACACTTCTAGCTTCTCAGCTGTTATCCGTTTCGAAGTCTATTGGTCGCAGCACGTCGAACACCGGAGGGTGGAATGCGTCGATTCTTAAATCATTCTTAGACTCCAGATTGTTAAGGGCTGTTCCTGTTCAATGGAGACAACTTATTAAGCAAGTCAAAGTAAACTCTTCTGTTGGCAATATGTCTACGGAGATAGGCAGCGCTGACAGTTATATTTATATTCCCTGTGCTATAGAGTTGAATCCTACTATGACAGAAGAGCCGTACTGCTACGAAGGATCTGGAATCGAATATTTTACCACAAACGCATCCAGAATATGTACGACTGAGGACGGCGTTGCGCATGAATATCTTACAAGATCTCCAAACGCAAGCTACACGGATTATTACTACCATGTTCAAGAAACTGGTTCTATGTATGGCTATTATTACGCATATAATCAGGCATATCTAAGAATTATGTTTTCAATCTAAAATATCGGAGAGTCGCAATTTGGTTTGCGGCTCTCTTCTTATACGAGGAGGTCGCATTGTTTTACAAAGTAATGCAAAACGGAAAGGTCGTAGATATTTTAGATAGGCTTGTCTTTTTAAAATTCCAACCGAAACACAATATTATGGTTCATTGCGATGAAGACAATGCGCAGGCAATCTTATCTTCAAACCAAAATACTATTTGGCACGTAGATACTTTACGCAAAACTTCTCGCGAATTCGAAACTGTATCTTTGGTTGAAATCACAAAAACAGAATACGAGCAGTTAAAAGCGTTGAACGGAAAAACTCCGCAGGAGATTATTGATGCTTACACTTTATCACTGCTAGAAAGCGGGTTGCTATGACAGAATTTATCGAAAGCTTAAAGCGTTTGTATAAAGATCGGATGATAGCAGACGCAGTTTTAAAAAGACTTTTAGAATCAAAAAAAATATCTAATGACGAATTAAATTATATCAAAGGAAAGGAGGAATAAACGGAATGTATACAATTTTAGTTACAACTAATAACGAAGCCATTGTTAGCACACCGGATCAGCGAATTATGCAGCGCAGCAAATTAGTGGATACACTTCATATTCTTGTAGCTCCTACATACAACGGAATCAGCATGTCTGATTGCACTGTTTTGATGGAATACAAATTGCCAGTAAGTCAAGAAGCTCGTTCCGAAATTCTCTCTCTTTCCGACGAACTGTATAAAGAAAATCTGGAATATACACTGCCTCTTGATACCTATCTCACAAAGGAAGCTGGTAATGTTGAGATCCAACTTACTTTTCTAAAAAATGAGATGAATGCAGACGGCAGTATTACTCAGTATTCAAGAAAAATCAGCCCTTGTTTTTTGAATATTATTCCAGTTGCCGCATGGAGCAATATGGTTCCAGATGCGGAACTTGCAGCAATTGATCAGCGAATTTTAAAACTTGATGCAATTGCGAATCAGTTGGCTGATACACAAGACGCTGTTATTGATACAAAAGCTGACGACATCTCCTACGAGGGCAACACTATTCAGCTGCTTGCAAATGGCAAAAAGATTGGCACGAGTCATATTCTTGATCAGCAGAAAGAATTTGAAGTAGTTGAATTCGGTGGCAATTCCGACGCCGATTCGGATGACGACGATTATACGTTGGTTGAATTTTAATTGGAGGGTGGTCGTATGGCAAAGAAAAAATACAAGCTTGGTTGGGGTGATGAAAGTAAAATCTCTTCTGCCATTAGCAGCGGATTGCTAGATGGCGGCGATCTCGTTGTTACGAAAGATACTAAGCGAATCGCATTTATCGATCCAAGCACTGAATCAATACACTTTTTAAAAAGCAAACTACTCTCTTTTGATTCTGTTCAGGACGCAAAGGATTATGCCGCGTCCGACAAGTCAGCATATGCAGGTGAATTGATCGCCGTGTTAGTCGGCGGAAAACAGAAAACATATAGACTACAGGCTGCAGAGTCCGGCTATACGATTGAAGACATAGAGTCCGGAACTTCCGGTTCAAAACAGTATGTACAGGTTTCTGACGCATTCCCCACTTCCGGACAGGAAGAAGGCGTAATCTACATTGTCGGTTCTGTTGGCAAAATTTGGACTGGATCGGAATGGAAAGTAATCTTTGAGGATGTTTCTTCTATTGAAGAAAAATTAGACAAGAAGGCAAACGTTGAGAATCCAGACTTCACAGGCATTCTTTCTGTAAACGGCGAAGAAGTCGCCCTGAAATCCTACGTCGAGAAACTGGTAGCCGGTGTTTCATCCTTCACGACTGGGAAAGTCAATTTAACAGATGGGTTGCCATTGACCGGATATAAAGCTGGGCAAATCTGGTATATTACAGAAGATGGAACATATGCAGGACAGAAATGCGAATCCGGCGATTTGATTATTTGTGTAAATGATTGCAAAGATGCGTATTCTGATGACGATTTCGTTGTAGTTCAGGGCAATATTGATGGTGCGGTTACTGGCGCAGAGTCTTCTGCCGATGGCGAACTGGTTATCTTTTCAGGCGTATCCGGAAAATCAATTAAAAATTCCGGAATCAACGTTGACGCACTGGAAGACGCAATCAATAAAGCGCATGAACATGCAAATAAAGATATTCTCGACTCCTTTACAAAAACGCAGGATGAGATCCTTCAGGAGTCTGAAGATACTATTAGTGCCGTATACGAAGAAGTTTGCAATAGACTGATTCATACTGAGCCATATGCGGAAGGAAACTATCTATACGCAAATGGCCATGGTCTAACTGTTGAATCTGTAGATGAAAATACAAATAAGGCGATTTATTATCTCAGTGGTCAGAAAAAAGAGATCACGTTTAAAACTGGCGGCGTAATTATTGGCGGCGCCAAGAATGACAATTGCCACTCCTCTTCTATTGTCATGAATAGTGGAAACGTGGCGATTATTCATGGTGGATCTTATGGTGACGGCGACGTTGCAGACGTCAACATCGTTGTGAACGGTGGAACTTTAGAGGCGATTTACGGCGGCGGTATGCCACAAGTAAAAGAATCTGGTTATGCGAACCATGTTGGGCACGCCAGAATTATCGTAAATAATGTGTCTGGAACCCCTCAGATTTTTGGCGGCGGATATTCGTATTCCACTGTCGGAACGTCTGAAATCATTGTGAACAACGGCAATTTTACATATATTACCGCTGGCGGTTCTAACGGGTATACTTCTGATTCTTCTGTTGAAGTGAATGGCGGAACTGTACAGTGCGTACAAGGCGTTAATCGTGGAATTGTTGGACGGGCAAAAATCACGATCAATGCAGGAACAATAACTGCCGTATACGCAGGCGTTGAACCTGGAGGTGAAGCTACCGGATCGTTCGGACACACAGAGTTACATCTTAATGGTGGAACTATTCAAAAACTGAGCAAAGGATTAAATAATTCAGAAGACTACGATGCTTCTACTCATGTTTCTGGCGAATACAGGGCGAACGTCGTAGATGCGGAATCTGCTCAAGCCCTTGGATTGAACCTTGCAACTCAGATTGTGCGAAGCGACGTAGAAACCGCTAAAACCGAAGCCGTTGACGAGGCGAAAAAGTATGTTGACTCTGCTATCACTTTAATTGAATTTTAAGCGAGGTGCACATGGCAGATAGAGTTATTTCTGTGATTGGCACTGTGGCAAATAAGTTGCCGGATTTGCCAATCAAAGACGGACAAATTATTTTTGTAAAAGACAAGAAAAAGGTTGCGCTTGACCTAAATGGGAAGAGAACCTTTTATAACGAAATCGTTACATTTGAAGAAGATCAAGAACGTTTGGATTTACTAGCGCCCATCAATGGGTGCTTTTATTTTGTCATAAAAACTGCCGTTCTTTGGTTTTATCAAGACAAATGGATACAGGTAACTACTGCGCCGGAAGAAGTTGTTTTCTTTGGTACGGAAGTTCCTGAATTGGGTAAGGCAAACACCTTATATGTAAACAAAAGAAAACGAAATATTTCTGTTTGGGACGAAAATACCAGCTCTTACATAATCGTTGGAGAGGCGGCTGATCTCGTCACAAATGAGGATATTGATAAATTATTTTAAAGGGGGATTTAAACTACATGGCTGAAACAATTAAGAAATATGTAGACCAAGCTGCTCTGGAGCACTTAATTGAGAAGTTAGGCGTTAGAGAAGATCAAAAGGACGCCACAGTATTAGCTTCTGCGAAAACCTATGCTAATGGTCTGGCTGACAATTACGATCCTGCTGGCAAAGCGGCTGAACTCGTAAAGGCTCTGGAAGATGGCCAGGTCAAACTGAATAAGGAAGCTATTGCAAAGCTGGATGGCGGCGCAGATGTCGAAGGCTCTGTAAAGAAACAGATTGAAGATGCTAAAACCGCTCTGCGTAAAGAGATTACAGCTAGTGGATATGACGATAGTGCTCTGAAGAGCCGTATTTCTGCTAACGAAACTGCTATTGCTACTCTGAACGGAACTGGTGCAGGATCTGTTTCTAAGACTGTGGCTGACGCTATTGCTGGCATCGTTGCGGAAGCACCGGAATCTTTTGATACATTAAAAGAGATCGCTGATTGGATTTCTGGTCACAGCAGTGACGCTGCGACTATGAACAGCAGCATCAAGGCTAATAAGGCATCTATCGACGCTCTTGCTGCATTAGTTGGAACACTGCCTGAAGGAGAAGATTCCAAGACCATCATCGAATATATCGATAAGAAGGTTAATAACGTAGACTTCTCTGCTGCAATCGCAACTGCAAAACAGGAAGCGATCACAGCTGCCGCTACCGATGCAACAACCAAAGCTGGACAGGCTCTCACCGATGCTAAGGCTTATGCCGACGGATTAGCAAAGAATTATGCAACCGCAGCACAGGGTAAGAAAGCAGATGACGCTCTGCAGAAGGCTGATATTGAGACTGGCTCTACAAATGGTTCTGTTTCCGTAAAAGGAACAGACGTTCCCATCAAGGGTCTTGGAAGTGCTGCGTTTACTCCTGCAACCGACTATGAAAAGGCTGGCGCTGTAGCCGCTCTGGAAGCAGGACAGGTCGCAACTAACAAAACTAATATTGCAACCAATGCCTCTGATATCACTGCTGCAAAAGCAAGAATTCAGGCTCTCGAAGATGTCAAGTATACCGCCATCACAAACGAAGAAATTGATGGTTACTTCGCCGCTAAGAAAGAGTGATACAATGTGATCTATCCGGTGGGGCCTTAGTGCCCCGCTGATATTAGGAGGGGACACCGTGGAAAGAAAATATCTGGACTTAGATGGTCTGAAACGGGTCATTGAGAATAGCAAAGACCTGTTTTCCGAAAATGGACATATCCATAATACCTCCGATATTGCAAACTTAGATAATATCTTAAATTCTCTAGCAGAAAAACAGTCATATGCTGGAATTGTTAATTTCCCCTCTGTTGGGAAGCCCGGCAATGTGTATATAGATACTCTGGCAAACAAGACTTATCGATGGGATGATGAAAATTTAAAATATTATTGCATTGGTAGTGATTATAACGATATCAACTTGATTGTATGCGGAGACTCTACGAGCGTGTAGAGTTTCTTTTTATTTGGAGGACACATGGCAAACAATACATTGAATACTCGTATTATTCCATGTAATGATACATCATTAAATTGGAGCACATCGGAGAAAGTTCTCTTAAAGGGAGAACTTGGTATCGAATTAACCGATGGCGTACCAAAGGTGAAGATTGGTGACGGCGTAAATAAGTATGTAGATCTTGCTTATATTACCATGACACCGGCTGAAATTACTGCGGCTATTAGTGCGGCAGTCGAGGGTGCAAAACACACTCACGGTAATAAGGACATTTTGGATGCTACCACCGCATCTTTTACTACCGCCTTATTAAATAAGTTAAATGGAATTGCACCTGGCGCTGAAGTGAACCAGAATGCTTTTAGCAAGGTTTTAGTTGGCAGTACAACCGTAGAAGCTGACACCAAAACCGACACATTAACACTGGCCGCTGGTTCTAACGTGTCTATCACACCAGACGCAACAAACGACAAGATCACAATCGGCGTCGCCGATGGAACCACTGCCGCAAAAGGCGTTGTACAGCTTACAGATAGCACATCTTCTACCTCTACTACAACCGCCGCCACACCCAACAGCGTTAAGAGCGCATATGATTTGGCAAACGCAGCAAAAACAGCCGCTGCAAACGCTAAGAGTGCTGCGGATAGCAAGGTTGCAAGTGTATCTCTGGCAACCGGCACAAACAACGGTACTTTAAAATTAACTGTCAATGGTACGGCAACAGACAACATTGCAGTGAAAGGATTGGGTTCTGCTGCGTATACAAATTCCAATGCGTATGCGACTGCTGCACAGGGCACAAAAGCAGATAATGCAATGCCTAAAGCCGGCGGAACATTTACCGGAGCGGTAACTCTGAGTGCTGATCCTACTGCGAATTTAGGCGCTGCAACAAAACAGTATGTAGACACTCAGATCACAAATAAAATTTCAGCGTCTGACGCAATGGTATTTAAAGGCACTTTGGGCACAAACGGAACTGTGACTGCTGTTCCGACAACAAATGTCGTAAAGGGTGATACATATAAAATTATCACTGCTGGCACTTTTGCGGGTTCTGCATGTAAAGTTGGCGACCTGATTATTGCGCTTGCAAGTGGAAACGTTGAAGCGAACACCGATAACTGGGCATACGTTCCTTCTGGTAACGAAAATGAAACCACGATTAAATACAGCACTACTACTCAGAATTTGACAACGTCTGCTCAGACTGGCAGTATCACTCTGGGTGAGGCTGCTACGAAACAGGTTGACACCACAGTAGCTTCTGGATCTACAAAGCTGCCTACAACTGGTGCGGTTGCGTCTTATGTTGATGGTAAAATTTCTGGCGTCAACACCACGATTACCAACCACAAGAATGACGCCACTTCCCATATTACAGCTGCGGAAAGAACAAAGTGGAATGCTGCTCAGGCAAACCAGAATGCATTTAGCAGTGTTAAAGTTGGAGATAAGACCGTAGCGGCAGATTCTACTACCGACACTTTAACACTCGAAGCTGGAGCGAATGTAACAATTACTCCGGACGCAGATAATGATAAAATCACCATTGCGGCAAAAGATACGACTTATACTGGCGGAACCGGAATTACCGTTTCTGGAACAGCAATTAACCACTCTAACTCTGTTGCCGCTGGAACAGCTGCCGGAGATGCGAATAAGACCTTAGCATTTGGCGGAACATTCACAATCCCGAGCGTTTCTTATGATGCTCAGGGCCATATCACCGGCAAGGGCAGCACAACTATGACCATGCCTGCAACTCCTACCACTGTTCCTGGAAATGCAGGAAGCGCAACCAAGTTGCAGACAGCTCGCAAGGTTGACGGCGTTGCGTTCGATGGTGCCGCAGATATCAGTCATTTTGGAACATGTTCTACTGCTGCTGCAACCGCCGCAAAAACAGTTTCTCTGACTGGATTTAACCTGGTTGCTGGCGCAAGAGTAATGGTTAAGTTTACTGTTACTAACACTGCTGCCAACCCGACATTAAATATAAATGGTGCTGGCGCGAAGAGTATTTTCTATCGTGGATCTGCAATTGCCGCAGGATATCTTGCAGCTGGACGCGTTTATGAGTTCGTTTATGACGGAACGAATTTCGAGTTCGTTGGCGATATCAATGTAGATACCAACACTGACACTAAGGTTACAAATACTCTTAACCCAACCGCAAAAGCTTATGTAACTGGTACTACTTCTGCGACGACAAATACTGGATCTCAGGTATTTGACACAGGCGTATATCTGGATACAGAGGCAGGCGCTTTGGTTGCTACAAAGTTCAAAGGATCGCTTGATGGCAAAGCAACATCCGCTGGCACTGCTGATAAAGCTACGAATGCTACAACAGCGGCAAAACTGGGAACAAATGCCGGTTCTGCAACTCAGCCCGTTTATTTTGCTAATGGCGTGCCTGTTGTGGCAAACGTGTCTACGGACTATGTTGTTCAGGGTGTTAATACTCTGATTTTAAACGGCGGAGGAGCTTGATACAGCTTCTCCTTTTGATTGGAGGATGCTGTAAATGGCTAACAAAATTTTAGACGTTATTCATGTGCAAAAACATGATACAGAGTCTAATTGGACTAAGATAAATCCAGTTTTGATGTCTGGCGAATTAGGATTCACCACAGACGGAGCAAATGCTGGAAAACACAAAGTAGGAGATGGCGCATCTAAATGGACTGCCCTCTCCTACGCAAAAGCGGAGCTGGATGCTACCGCTATGACTGACACCGAAATCAAAGATGTTTTCAGTGCAGTCTTTAAATAAATGGAGAGGTGACTCTCCTATGCCGCCATAGCGTAATCGGCAACGCAACTGATTTGTAATCAGTGGACTACGGGTTCGAGTCCTGTTGGCGGCTCGTATACGCAGCGTTCCCATAATTGGCATTGGAGCGGGTTGCTATCCCGTCGGTCGTTATTACGGCTTATAAGTTCGAATCTTATACGCTGCGCCACGCCGCAAATCCGGCTGGATGAGGAAGCAGTCTTGAAAACTGTGGGCTGTAAAAGGCTTTGGGGTTCGAGTCCCTATTGCGGCGCTGAAAGAGTCGTTTCATTGGAAAAGATGAGGCTCTTAAATGCTAGCGTAAAAAAATAATATAAACGTATTTAGAAGAGTGTACATTGCGCTACTACTCTTCTTTTTTATTGGAATTAAAAGGAGGTGGTCGTTGATTTGGCTACAGTGAAAGATGATCAGCCTGTGAAATTGACGGCTGCACAATTAAAAAGAAAAGTTGAAACACTAGACGAAAAGGTTAAATCTTTGAAGGCTGGTGCATGGTGTTATCTGTGCGACAGCCACAAAATAAAAGATAGTTTCTATTCCAGTACAGACCCAATGAGTAAAAGCGGATTAACACCTATTTGCAAGGAATGCGCCAGAAAAATTGCTTTACGCGTAGTCAATGGTAAAGAACAGGGAGCTACAAAAGATTCCGTTCGACTAGCTCTTAGATATCTGAACAAACCATTTCTTGAAAGAGTATGGGATTCAAGTATTCAGGAGGTAGAAAATCTTGCATCTGGAAAGGTGAAGTCGAATGTTTGGGCGGCCTATATACGCCAGATTTCTATGCCAAATTATATCGGAATGACCTATTTTGATTCCGATGGTTTAACATCGAACGAATCAAATAACGAAAGTTCAAGTAACGACATAACAGCGGATGAACTCGTTGAATCTCACGTTGGAATGGATACATATGATAGTTTTTTAAAAAACAAAAACGACGTTATCAGACTGCTTAATTACGACCCGTTCGAAAAGGAAGACGTAATTGATCAGCCTTTTCTGTATTCTCAGCTATTGGGCCTGCTGGATTCTGGTGAGGACGGCAACGAGGATATGATGCGCACGTCTTCAGCTATTTCAATTGTTCGTGGATTTTTACAGTTGGCAAAAATAGATGACAACATAGCAAAGCTGATGTCTGACATTAACAATATCGGAACAAATTCGGCGACAATAAAATCATTACAGGAAAGCAAGGCAAAAATCACATCTGTAATTACAAGTCTTGCGCAAGATAGCTGTATTTCCTTAAAGCATAACAAAAATGCAAAAAAAGGTGAAAACACATGGACTGGTAAGATCAAAAAAATAAAAGAACTCAACCTTAGAGAAGGCGAAGTTAATGGTTTTGACATGGAAACATGTAAAGCCATGAGACAGGTCATGGATCTTAGTAACGCTTCTATTATGAAAACGCTTAATCTGGATGAATCAGAGTGGTCTGATATGGTAGCGGAACAAAGAAAAATGATTACCGATTTACAGTATAAATTGGATAAATACATAGAAATATCCCGTATTTTGCTGAGGGAGAATCTTGATATAAAAGACTACCTAAGGGATAATAGCGTTTCTTTGAATATGAATCTAGTGAATCTCAACGATTTGTATTCGTGTTTCTCAGAGCTGGAACATGATGATCAATTCGAGGAATGCGACACGTCAGAGGAGGTGCCGCCCGATGAGATTTAAGGATATAGATGATTCTTTAGGTTTAATCAACTACGACGATCAATGTATCCAAGAAGACATCGTTTATGTAAAACCAGGGGTTTATGCAATGTCCACCCGGAAAATAGAAGCATTGGTTAAAATAGCGCATTTGCAGAAATATTATCAATGCAACCCCGTTAGATTCATCAACGATTTTTTCAACATAGAACTGCTCGATGCACAGGCATGGATTGTTCAGCAAAGCTGGACATGCCCAAACGTTTTACTTGTGTGCAGCCGTGGATTTGGTAAATCAACTCTGATTGACATTATTATTATGTCAAAGGATATGCTATTCAATAATTATTGGACCTATATTGCTTCTGGTTCAGGTAGTCAGGCAGAGCAAACCTTTACTACTTTGGAGCGACTTGCAAATGATAATATTGATACAATGATGGGTTCTACGGGATATATATTTAAATCCGAAGTTGAAATAAAAAACGCAGCCGGTGATGGATTTTCACATGGAAGCAACGGGTTTTCATATTCGACTTATAATGGAAGTTTTACGCAGACGTTGAATTCCAACGTTGATAAAAAACGTGGAATGCGTGGTAACGTAATTTTTGATGAATGCGGATTCCTTTCGGACGAAATGATGTCCGTGTATTCCGCTTTCGCAATCGTAAATAAGAGTTTTAAATCCGGTAAAGATCGAGATGGGAATCGTATTGACGAAATACGATTAAGAGCTATTCCAAAAGAAATACCAAACCAAAAATTCTACATATCTTCTGCTTCAGATACATCTACGAAATACTATTCTTTGTACAGAGAATTTTCAAAGAGAATGTTGATGGGCGACAAGGATTATTTTGTTGCCAACATAACTTGCGAAATTCCTCTGCGTCCTACAATTCACGGACAGGTCATGGCTCCGCTTTTTGAAAAATCCACTATTGACTCCGATATGAAAACAAATCCAGAAAAGGCAAGACGCGAGTATTATTGTGAGTTTACTACTGATGCTGGCAGCGATGCCATTATTAGGCGTGGAGTTATCACTAGAAATGAGGAGGTCAGGAAGCCACTCCTTTACAACGATACCGGTGATAAAAAGTTCGTTATTGCATACGACCCAGCACGAAGTCGAGACAATTCGGTTATTTTAGTCGGACAATTGTATGATTTTGAGCAAGTAGACGGAAGCAAGGATATACGCCTAAGATTGGTCAACTGTATAAATTTAATTGACGTTGGAAAGAAAATTAAATCACCCATGCAGACTCCTGACCAGATTGAGTATTTGAAAAAGGTAATATTGGACTATAATGCCGGAGCTGACGCATATGGAAACATTGTTGGCGTATATATCGATGCTGGTTCTGGTGGATCTGGAGTTAATATTGCGGATTACTTAATGCCGGATTGGACAGATTCCGCCGGTATTGTTCATAGAGGACTGATCGATAAAGAGTATTCTGCTGAATATATTAAAAAATTCCCTAATGCAGTAGACAAGATTCGTCTTATGTCTCCTGCCGGTTATAAGTCGGAAATGTATGAGGCAATGATTGAATTGATGAATCAGGATAAAATCAGTTTTACGGCTCAATATGATCATAAGGGATATTTAACAGTTTTTGATCTTGACGAAACAAAATTAACAAAAGAAAAAGAAAAAATTTCTGCCGAACTTAGAAAACAAAAACTTAATGAAAAGGAGTTTGAAGCTAAGCTGAACGAGGAATTAGGTAAAATTGAGTCCGTCAAAACAAAAACTGTAAAGCTCGATTGGCAAGATGAAATTGCGCTTGCAAATATTGACGCCCTAAAAGAAGAGCTTGTAAATATGGTTCGTAAGAAAAGGGATTCTGGTAAGGATTCATTCGAACTTACACCAGAGAAAGCCAATAAACTTCATGACGACCGTTCATACACGGCAAGCATGGTATCTTACGCTCTCATGTGTGAGCGCAGAAAAGCCATTGTTCAAAAGAAAAAAGTAACTCAGGACAACAAATCTTTTGTCAATCGACTTCCCATTCGTCAGCCGTCTCATAATTCTTCGTTTCTAAAAAAATCGATTTAGTTTTTCAATGGATAAAATTCAATTTAATAAAAAGGAGGTGTTTCATATATAAATGCCACAAACAAAAAAAGAGATGTCTGAAACATCTCCTGAAAATGCTGTTTCTAAAAAGCGAACTACTGCTGCGGAGCGAAAACAATTTATGGAAAAGTACGAACAGCAAAAGCGGAAGACCACGAAAAGTAATCAGGCGTTCAAACAAGTTCGGGACGTAACCAAAACGGTTCGGCAAACAACAATTAGTTCGTATAATAAGCAAAATGTTATTACATATCTTCAAAATATCGACAGCTACGAATCTGAGCTTCGTGGACTTTCTCGCTACCTTTTTTATCGTTCTCAGGTGTATTTTAGATTGATCATGTATAACGCCACGATGTTTGATTTAAACTCCCGCTACGTCGTTCCTGCTTACGATCCAACCGCCGATAATGATAAAGATTCAATTCTTAAATCGTACTTTGAAACATTGCAAGTTTTGGATAAGATGGATTTGCAAAACAGCCTGTTGCCGATGCGTATAAACAATTTCATAGAAGATGTTTTTTATGGATGCTGTTGGCTTGACGACACTGGAATTTTCATTTTAAAAATTCCACCAGAATATTGCAAAATTTCCGGCAAATATTTTACCGGCGATTTCTCGTTTAGCGTGGACATGAGTAATTATAAAAAGCTCGAGGATGTTCTTGAATTCTTAGGAGACCCCCTGTTGTCAATGTATAAAGCGTATGGAGGAAATAGTAAAAATAAATGGCAGCCTATGCCAGACGAATATGCCTTGTGCACTAAATCAAGAATGGAATCGTGGGAAACTGTCGTTCCTATTTACAGCGGATTATTCATAGATTTAATTGGTTTGTTAAATTTGGCTGATGTTCAGGCGGTCGCTGATGAACAGCAGATTTATAAATTGATTACAGCTACCATTCCGACGATTTCTGGAGCAAAAGATCCAGATGAGTGGGCGGTCAATATTGATCTTGCCGTCGATTATTATAATAAGCTAGTTGACGGTTTGCCTGATTATGTTGGAGCCGCAATTACTCCTATTCCACTCGATACTATTTCTTTTTCGGACGATCAATCTACTGACACAACAAAGGTTCAGAAAGCAACGAAAGAACTCTTAAATACATCTGGCGGATCTCAGATACTTAACTCGGCTTCTTTAAGCAACGCAGAAGAAGTTCGTTCCGCTAATAAAGCTGATAGCGTCTTTGCGATTACTGCTTTGTTAGGACAAATTCAAGGATGGGTAAACAGGATGCTATCGTATCATGTTTCGAATCCTGCCAAGGTTAAATTCTTTAATGTGTCCACTTATACCAGAGATGCTTTTAAGGAGTCTATGCAAAAAGATTTGCAATACGGTTATCCGAACATCCTGGCTATCAATAGTTTAAATGGAATGAGCGAACTCGATACGTTGTCCATGAATTTCTTAGAAAACGATGTGCTTGGTTTGACAGAAAAATTCAAACCATTGACTTCTGCTGCAACCGTGTCTCATATGGATGGAAATGGAGCACCCACTAAAAGCGACACAGAAATTAGTGGAGATGGCGAGGCTAGCCGAGAGAAGCGTGATAACAACGCATAACGAGGATATATTGGATGAATGAAAATTTTATAAAAACGTTTGATAAAACCACCTCCGAGAAATTATTGTCCCTCGGATTCCAGAAGGTCGATGAATCAAATGGAATCTACACATTTTTGAATAACAAAACACTGCTTTTCTCTAATGGTGTAGATGAGTCAAAAATACTATATAGCAATGTGCTTACTTTTTAGCCGCTCTCCTAACCGAAGCGGTTTTATTTTATGTAAAAAATAAAATTTCAATAGAAAGGAGGAGGTAATCGAATAAATGTCTAAAATTATTAACAAGCGGATTTTAACTGAAGATGATCTACTGAGGTTCTGTCAAGAGCAAAGGTTTACGAAATTTAATTCGGAAGACGCTGGGTATCAGTTGGCGCTGAAAGTGCCAACCACTTTTGAAATTGACAACGCTGTAGATGATAATCATCGCGGAATGATGAAGCTAAAGATCAGAATTTTTCACACCGGACTTAATCGAAATAAAAGTTATGTTTCGAAAGCATCGGCTGAAAAAGCAATGAACACCATCGCAGATAGACCTGTATTGGCTGCCATTCATCAGCTTGACGATGGAACATGGGATTTCAAAGGGCATGAAGTGGAAATTGTTAAAAATGATAAAGGAAGCGAAGAGTTGAGATATATTGAATCTCAGGTCGGGTCTTTTTCTTCTACTCCCGCCTTTTGGGAACACGACGATGATTTGGACAAAGATTATGTATGCGCTTACGCCTATGTGAGCGAAAACTATACAAAGACATGCGAAATTATTCGTGCTAAACAGGGAACAAAGAACAGCTGCGAACTTTTCATTAATGATCTATCGTACAACGCCAAGGAAAAATACCTTGAATTAAACGACTTTTATGTAAACGGCTCTACGCTGCTAGGAAGTGAAGATGATGGTACGGAAATCAGAGAGGGAATGGAAGGCTCTCGCGCAGACATTGTTGATTTTAGCGTAGAAAACAATTCGATTAAATATGATCGAGATGAAAAATTGATCGAAGTCTTAGAAAATCTTAATAAGGCTATTTCCAATTTTGATAGCAAACCAAATTATGTTCAGGAAAAAACAAAGAAAGGAGGAAACGAAGGCAAGATGAAAAAGTTTGAAGAACTTCTTGATAAATACGGGAAAACCGCTGAAGATGTAACGTTTGATTATGAAGGAATGTCAGACGCTGAACTTGAAGAGAAATTTATGGAAATGTTTGGATCTGATAATGCGGACCAAACCGGAATCAACTCGAATAATAACGTTAAGGAGGGCGGCGAGTCTCAGCAATATGAAAATCTTGTTCGTACCTACGAGATTTCTCATGAGGATGTAAGATACGCTCTTTATAAGTTGCTGGCGCCGTTTGAAGATGCAGATAATGAATATTACTACATATCAAATGTGTACGATTCTTATTTTGTGTATGAAGGATATTGTGTAGATAAAATCTATCGTCAGAATTATATAAAAGATGAAGACAGCGTCGAATTTGAAGGCGAACGAATTGAATTATTCCGGGAATTATTGACTGCAAGTGAAAAGGCAGAATTAGAATCTATGCGTTCTAATTATGCAGAATTAAAATCGTTTAAAGATGTCACTGAAGACAACGCGCGTCGCGCTAAAAAAGAGGACATTATCAACGCAAAAAAATATTCTGTTTTATCCAAAAAGGATTCGAATGGAAATTATATGAACGCAGATTTTGCGGAATTAGTTGCGTCTATGAACGATTATTCTGTTGAAGAATTTGAAACAAAAGTAAAGGTTCTGCATTCTGATTTTATGGCTGAACACTCTTCTTTCGCCGCAAAAGAAACTCAGATTGAGAAGCCCACGGCGTCTAAGAAGCTGTTTACCAATCCAGAGTCTAAAAACACCAAAACAAGTAGATACGGAAAATTATTTTCTGAATAAAATCTAGTTAATCACAAAGACAAGACTGCTTCGGCAGTCTTTTTATTATGTCCAAACAATTATAAGGAGGATTAAACAATATGGCTATTCGAATGAATATTGAGCAGCATCATGTCTGCTTCCCGACCAAGGTTCTTTCTGACAAGGTTGGCAGAGTTTTAAACATGGTTATCAACAAAGATACAGATAACGGTACTGTTTGTGGAAAGGGCAAGTATGTAAGTTTCGATCAGTATGAAGTTGCTGATGCACCTGCTGCTTTTGAGGGAGTAATTCTTGAGCAGGCTTCTGATGGAAATTGGTATGTAGAAGTAAAGAAGGTAGATCCGAACGAACCCGCTATTTTAATTTATGAGGTTCCTGAAATTGCCGAGAACTACAATCATATGTTCACCAAGACTTCTAACTTTTTCAATGAAGCTTCTGCCGCTAGAACGAAGACGGTTAGAGGATTAGTTCTTGGAGTAACCGATGTGTATGAACTGAGCGAAGACGCTTTCGATGGTACACCCGAAGCGGGCAAGAAAGTAACAATCGAGGCTGGAAGCCAGAAGCACAAAATTGGCGAGTAAGGAAGGAGGTAATATATGAAAACTATGAATTTTAGCGCACATATTATGAATGTGTTTACAGAAATGAAGACTTCCTATGATGAAGTTAAAAATTTAATGTTTGATTTATACAGAGGGGAGCTTGAGGATGGTCTTTCCAAGAGAGCTGCTGAGGACAAGCTCCGCGAACTGAATCGGAAAATCTTCGGATTAACAAAAGATTCTTCTCTGAGAGAACGTAAAAGAGCATACGAAAATTATGGTCGTCAGTTCTTCGATGTGATCGAGGAAGTAACTGACTGGACTGTTACAACCGGTCTGAAAGAAAATGAATGGTTTAATGTTCTGGTTAATTACAAGAATAGAAAAGCCGGTGATGATAACATCTTCTATCAGGAACACGATGAAGTAATTCTGTCCGTTGCAAGAATGGGTAAGAGACATCATGACACGATGCTCCAGAGATTGCCTGAAGGAACCACCTACTCCGTTGAAACCGACGTTTATGGTGCAGCAGTCGGCGCAGATATCGATAGATATTTGATCGGTCAGGAAGACTGGACAAAGTTAATTGACGCCATTACAAATGCATTTGTTGTTATGACACAGGAGCTTATTCTTACTGAAATTATGGAGGCTCCGAAGAAGCTTCCTGCACAGGCTCAGTTTGTTGGTACCGGTGCTCTGAACGAAGCAAATAGAAAGAAATTTAACAAGATTCTTCAGAACGTATCTGTTGCAAACGATAACGCAGAAGTCGTTATTATGGGCACGAGAGTTGGTCTGCAGGAACTTGAAGGACTCATTGATATTAAGTGGATCGCAAACTCCCAGAAAGAACAGGTTGCCGAGATGGGTAGACTCGGAAATTATGGTCCTTATACTTTAGTTGAAATCCCTCAGAGATTCGCTAGAAATGACGTTACAAGAGATATGTATAAGGATGACACTCTCTTCTTCTTCGCTTCCGGCGATAATAAGATGGTTGACATGTTTGATGTTGGCGAGACACTGATCGAAGAGATTACAGATCGTGGAACCGCAAATAGCAACATCGCTGACCTGATGAAGTATGAAGTTCAGCGTGAGCTGGGTGTTGCAACTAGACTGGGACGTTACTTTGGTGCGTGGACAATTACCGAAGATTAATTTTAAATGATTGATACGGGAGAGTGCTAATGCGCTCTCCTATTATGTTGGAGGAAAGTTATGGCGACAGCTAGAACGAAAAAGGAAACTGTTGCTGGATCTGTAAAACCAGCTAACACTGCCGTAGAACAAAAAGTTGAATCGGCAGCTACTAAAATGGAACCTGTAAAAGAAAAAAAGGTATTCACAGATTCCGATTATGTATTGTGCCGCTCTATTACTTATGGCGGATTATATATCGGCGGGCAATCCGGAAATATGTATGAATTCAGAGACTATGGCTCCGAATGTGAAATCAATTACAGAGATTTGGTTTCTCTTATTCGAAAAGGCTCTGATCACATATTTTTGCCGCGTTTTATCATTCTTGACGAAGATCTATTGGACGATTTCCCCACTATCAAGAGAGCTTACGAAGTTGCATATACGAGAAAGGATCTGCTGGAAATTCTTGCGCTTCCTACATCTCAGATGAAAGCTGCCATTTCGGAACTTCCAGAGGCAACGCAGAATGTTCTCGAAAAAATGATCGGCGAAGAAATCGCAAATGGGAGTCTCGACAGTATCTCGAAAGTTCGAACTTTAAGCAATTTATTTAACTCGGATTTTAATCTTTTGAGTAGTTTATTTGTTAAATAATGGAGGTGGCTAAATGTTACTTCCATATGAAAAAATATTTTCGAGATCAAGAGGACTTATTGATGATCCAAAGGAATTATCTTTGGATATAAATGATCAGATCGAGATAAACACAGAGAGGTTGCACAATGTAGTTGGAGATCCAAGAGTTCGAAGAATATTTTCATCCATTACATTTGACGATGAAATTCAAACAATTGATTTTACGCTGAACAACCCCGTTGACGATGCATCTGATTCTGATTATGTTGTTGGTATTTTTACTATAGGAATGACGATCGAGTGGCTAAAGCCGCAAGTGAATTCCATTAGACGAACTTCTTTCGTGATTGGTACTGACAGAGAAAAGAAATTGCTCGACAATTATAAAGAAATGATTGAACAACTTGATTCTCTAAAAACAGAATTATACAAGAGGATTTGTGATCGCGGATATATGTATAACTCTTATATAAACGAGAGGGTTTGATATGAAATATATATACGGGAAATTTACCAATAAACAAATTAAAGAAGCCGCTCTTGCAATGCATACTGATATCCATAGATTGCTTCTGCATAAGGATAACCACGTCGATCAGAAAATATTTGAAAACGACGATGACTTTCTCACATTTTTTCAGAAGGTTCTATATAAATTTGGTGGAACAAAAACGTTGTTTAACAATAACGGAATTATGGTCGCTTTGATGTCAACATTGCAGGCCGCTTATGACGAAGCTGTAAGCGATCATTTTGACTACACTACATTTCGTAAGGCTATTTTAGATAGTCATGGCTACATCAAGCAAATGTTTGAAAATCAAGGAGGTGTAAGCAGTGCCAAGTCTGTCAACAGCAAGGCGTGTTGCTACCGCCAAAACAAATAATTCGAGAACGTTGGGGCAACTTTATAAGGAAGATTCTGATCGGATTATGGAGTTAGTATGGGATGGTGATATTCAGTCTAAAATCGGTTATATCTACGATTATAAGCATGACGATCAACCAAATCTTAGAGATCATATGACATATGAACATACAACTAAAACAATAATTGATGTGAAACTTATTGTAAAGTCAAATTATTCATTGGATCAAGACCAACCAGAGTTTTATTGTCAGTTCAAACCATCTCAGAAATTGGAATTTGACCAGGGCGACGATCTGTATTATTTCGAAACGGATTACCGTGAGAAGTATGGCGTAGAATTTCCGATTGGATTGTTTTTGGATTTGCCAGACGATCGCGGTATTTACCGTAAGTGGCTAATCTGCGGAAAGGAAATTGCGAATCAGTTTCCGAAATATTTAATTCTGCCGATTGATTATCAGTTTATGTGGATTGAAAAGAATGGTTCTCACATTTACAAGAGGAAAATGTGGGGAACCGGTAGAAGCCAAAAGTCGTAAAATGTATGCGCTTCACATCGGAAACAATGTGTCGAAAGCTTTCTAACGCTGGAAGTTTACAATGCCAATTACACTACAACGTAAAGATGAAATATGCTTAGACGTGAATGTTGCTGAAAGGCTGAAAGAAGTAATTGGATGGCATATGCTGCAATAAAAGCGTCGCAAGACGTGCTAAGTGCCGCTAACAAGTAATAATCAGCTGCCAAAACTCGAATAGAGTAAGGTTCAACGAGCATGTACCCAAGTGGGTTAAAGGAAGCCGCCTAAGTCCTCATGGATATGGCGTTGATGTGCTCTGAACTTCTGGTGATAAACCAGAGAAAATGGGATTATTCCTATCTTTATCAGATTAACGACCTGATAGAGTAACACAAAGATACTATTGGCGTATATACCGATCAAAAATTCACTCGTCCCGATAACCAAACAAAATGTATTCTTCCACTGAACGATATCACGGAAAATATTTGGTATACAGATGATGATAGTAAAAATATGCGTATGGTCGTTTCTGCTAAAACCAAACATCCTATTGTTTGGAAAGTGACCAAAGTAGAAAATCTTCAACCTATCGGAACGCAAACTATAACATTTTATCAGAATTACTGGAATTCACACACGGATTTTATTGAAGAAGAAAATGGCAAAGTTGTTGGAATGTGGGCAGATTATTTTGATGCAAATGTTCCGCCGACAGACCCTGAGATTCCTGATTATGCCCCCTCTCCTATTTCCGCAAAACTCTCCGCTTCTACTACTTTCATCAAGGCTGGCGGAAGCTATAAATTGCTCACGGTCAACATGTATGACAAATCAGGAGAAGATGTCACGTCTGAATATTCTGACGCAACATTTACCTGGACTTGTAATGTAGAAAACAATGATTGGACAGATAAAGTAACATGGCGGAAATGTACTGATTTCGACCAAACGAAATTAAAGTTTCCTAGCGACACTTCGCAGCTTGGTAAAGTTCTAACTATTAGTTGTACGATCAAATGTGGAGACACTGAAATTGTTTCAGAACCGTTACTTTTGAATATATCGGAATAAAAGGAGATTTTATGGCAGAACAACTTTTAACAAAGGACGATGTTCTTAATAAGCTCAGGGCGTATGGGAAAAATCCGGATGACGATGTTATAAGGATAAAAAAACGGATTAGACACATTCTGCTGCGTAGTCCAGAACTATTATATGCGCTCCATGTTAAAGATCTTGAATCCGAGTTGTTTAGCAAAGATGGGTCTATTAACTGGGAGTGGAATGCAGAAAAGGAAGAATTTGAACCGTTAGGAGAATGGGATCGATATGAAGGATCTGACGCTCCTATTCGTCCGTTTTTGTTTATTCCAAATACACAAACTGATGTAGAGAATTTTTTATGCTATCAGGTTGATACCGATGAAAACATTCGATACAATCCAAGCGAAAAAGTTTTGCAGATTGTTTTTACGATCTTCGTACACGGGGGAAATCGAGTAGATCCTCTTACCGGAATTGCTCGGCATGATTTGATTGCTGGCATTATCAGGGAGAAATTCGCATGGATCGGATTGGAGATTTCTACGACTACACCGGTTTATAATAAGGAGTCTACGACGGACAATAATTATGTCGTGCGGACATTAAAATATGAATGTACTCTTCCGAACGATCTCGTTGAGACGTCGAACGGAAGAACTTTTTACAAAAACAAAAGGTGGTGATTGATTGCTAGGGAATAATGCTTTAGTACAAAACGCCATCGAACAACAAGTCAATGAACAAGTCATCGAGCAAGATCAGCTCGGATTCAGCCCTTTAAAAATCTATTTTGGAGATGATTTTCAGGTCACAGACAAGATAACGATACATACAATTTCAATTCAGGACATTATCGATTATGGCGAAGTTGACCTTTATCGAACTCTTGAACCGTTCATTTCTAATACGACAAAATACAGAGTTCAGCTATGGGATATGGGCATTGATTGGAATAAGATATCCAATCAGGAGTTGTTTCTTATTCTTCTAAAAAATATCAATTCTCCGTATTCTATTAAATTATTCGGTGAAATTGATTTCTCAAAATTTATCCTACAGAAAATTGGTGTTCGGGAAGATGGATCAGATATTTTGAGTTTATACAGTCCAGAACAGGATATTGAAATCACTGAGGAAACGCAGGAAAAAATGTCCAAGTACATCCAGTATATGTTTGGCATGTATCCTCCGCAGGAAGAATTTGTAAGTGGAAAACAGTTGAAAATGGATTTGATTAACAATGACAGACAGAAGCAGATGCTTCGAAAAAAAGAGTTGTCAAATCAAACCGGCACTGTTTTATTGTCTCAGATTTCTTTTTGTGTAAATCATCCCGGATTTAAGTATAAAAAGGACGAATTGAGAGAGGTGAATTTTAACGAATTCATCGACAGTGTTCAAAGACTTTTAGTTTACGAATCTACTCATGCTTTGTATATTGGCATGAACAGCGGGTTTGTAGATACTTCAAAAATTAAAGACAAAGAACGATTTAATTTCATGCGTGTTCCAACTGACGGAACAGAAAACGCATGATTTTTTATTTTACAAAACAAGGAGGATTAAGATTATGAGTTTTAAGCTTGGAGACCGTATTTATAAAGAAATTCTTTATTTTTACACAGAAGATTTAACAAGCGAACTGCCCTTATACGTTCTTACTCAGTTAAGCGAGGCTACTGTAGAAATTACGGCAGAGTCTACTGAAGTAACAGATAAGAATGGCAATCTGGTTAAGAAGATTTGGAAGTCCAAAGCTGGTACTTTCAGCGCTACAAATGCATTTGTAAACACCAATATTATTGCAGCAAGTTCTGGGTCTACACCTATCTTTGCTTCTAAGGACAATAAGGTTGTAATGCCTAAGATGTTCCACGTTGCCGCAGGAACAAAAGTTAATCTTGGCGACTACGTTGAAGGCAGCGTAAAGGTTTGTCAGTATTTCGGAGAGGGCGCAATCGGCAAGACTTACGAACTGAATACAACTGCAAGCGAAACACAGTTTGCAATTGCAAGTGAAACCAAAGAACTGACTCTGCCTACTGATCCAGAAGCTGATGCATACTTCGTTAAGTATGAAAGAGAAGTAGAAGTTGGATCTAAGATTTCCAACAAGGCAGATGAGTTCCCTGCTTCTGTTCGTGCAATTATGAAGGCAACTTACTACAATCCTTGCAAGAAGAATGAGCTGAAGGCTGACTACATTGAGTTTCCTTCCTTCCAGGTTTCTCCTGAGACTTCTTTCCCTGTGTCCGCAGATTCTGCAACAATGGACTTCTCTGGTGATCTGGAAATTGATTACTGTGGAACCGATCGTGTTCTGTACAACGTTTACAGCGCTGACGAAGTTGACGGTGAGTAATTAAAAATGTGTGGAGAGTGGGAAACCGCTCTCCTATTTTTAAGGAGGCTACATGGGAAGACCGAATAGAAAATGCTTGGTTTGCGGCAAAGAATACGAATTCTGTAGATCATGTTTTGAATTTGTAAATCATCCTGTTTGGAAGAATTTGTTCGACGAAGATAATTGCAGAAAAGTATTTGATGTTGTAAGCAATTACAAACAGAACGCAATCACCAAAATGGTTGCAAAAGAAAGACTGTCCGAATGCGATTTATCTCGCAAGGACGAATGGAATGATGGTATCAGAAATGATGTCAATGAAATTATGAGGGAAGAGACAATTGTTGTAAGAAAGAAAAAGCCCGCTATTTTGAAAGATGAAGCGGTGCAAAATACAGAGACGGTTGATATGTGTGATTGATTTTAGGGATACAACTCCACATATAAATTGGGCTTGTATCCCTATTTTTTACCTTTTTTTTGGAGTGAAAGGAAGATTATGAAATATGATAAAGAATATTCCACTCAGTTTCCTGATGAGTTCCAATATTTAAGGAGTCGAGGAATCCGGTATACATTTGTTAAAACATCTCCAGAGGGAATTACCACTTGGAAATACAAAAAGACGCCGGAACTATTCGAAGAGTTAAAAAATTTTTACGTTAATAATGAATATTACGATTAATAGGAGGGTTTATGTATTTAGATAATGCTGCTACTACTCCTTTAACTGACTCGGTTAAAGAATATGTTATTTCGATTTTAGACAAATTTGGGAACCCATCTAGTCTATATAGACTGGGTGATGAAACGAAACAGATTATTACGTGTGCACGCAGAAACGTTGCGCAATTTATCAATGCCGATCCGAAAAATATTATATTTACAAGTTCAGGATCTGCAAGTAATACATTGGCAATTCGAGGATATATGGAAGCAAATGAATCTGCTCTTTTATACTCTCCTATTGCCCACAAATCAATTTTAGAATATGAAAAATATGAGCCAAAAGCATATAAGCTAAAAGTTGATAACGCCGGAAACATTGACTTAAATGATTTGAAGGATTGGGTTCGTGATCGGCAGGAAAAATATTTGGTCGCAATTGACTATGCAAATTCTGAAATCGGAACAATTCAAGATGTTAAGAAGATTATTGAGATTGTTCATTTTTACGGAGGAACCGTTTATTTAGACTGCACAGGATCTATTCCTCAGATTCCGCTGGATGTGAAATCTTTGGATGTTGATATGGCCGGATTTTCCGCGCATAAGCTCGGCGCATTAAAAGGATGTGGCGTCCTGTATAAGAAGCCCCATATCAATCTATCTCCGCTAGTCTATGGATCTCAAGAGTTCGGCTATGTTGGCGGAACAGAAAATATTCTTGGCATTGCGTCACTAGGAAAAGCGGTTGAAGAATACGACTACTCTTCCATTACGTCTGAAAACAGAGATTACCTTTACAAAAATATCAGAGAGAATATTGCCGGTGTAGAACTTATTGGTGCGCTAAAAAATAGACTTCCGCTAAATCTGTATCTGTGTGTTAAAAATGTGGAGGGCGAGGCTCTTACTATTCTACTGGATACGAATGGATATCAGGTGTCTACTGGTTCTGCTTGCAGTAGCGGGTCATTAGCACCATCTCCTACTTTACAGGCGATTCAGATGAATGGAGAGGATCTGCATAGCTGCATCAGGATTACTCTGTCCGGAAAAGAAACGAAAGAAGAACTTGATGATTTTTGTAAAAAATTAAGAAGTGAAATTAGCATTTTGCGATCTTATGGCATGTAAGGTAAAGGAAGTGTTAGTATACCACAGAACCCAGGAAAAATTTTCGAACAGTCTATAAAAGAATCTGTGCCAGACACATGTTGGCTATATAGACTTAGAGACAATGCCGCTTCTTTTGGCGGTGGAAACAATACACGATTTGCCAGCAAAAATATTTGTGACTACTTATGTCTTGACGACAAGACAAAAACCTTGTATTTGTGGGAATTAAAATCCACGCAAGGGACGAGCCTTCCTCTTTCAATGATTAGAGAAAATCAGATAAAAATGTTGAAAGATGCGAGCGCACATAATTTGATTGCTGGCTTTATTTGTAATTTTAGAAATAAAAACAATGAAACGTTTTTCATCGAAATCGGCGATTTTTGCGATATGATGGAGAATATAAATAAGAAGTCTTTTAACACGAAAGATTTACAGGAAAATGGTGCGATCTGCATCGACAGCACAAAAAAGCGAACCAGATATACTTATGATATTGATGGTTTAATTAAAAAGTTTCATTTGTAGGAGAAAAAGGAATATGGATAAGATTTCAATTAAAAAATTTTGCGAAGAATATGAAAACATGGCAACCGACTCAATGAGAAAAATGTATTTAAAAGATCATCTTGAAGTCATTCATTATCTTCCGCTACTAACAAAAACTACTATGATTGATAATTTGACAAACATTACAATGATCGATAAAAATTCAGGAAATGTAAAAGTCAATTCGATTGTAGAGTATGTATTGCTTACACGGATTTTGGTAGAAAACTACACTAACCTAACCGTAGAATCAAAAGGATTTTATGAAGAATACGACGCATTAAAGAAAAGCGGTTTGTTTGATATTTTGCTTGTTGGAAACGATGCTACTCCTCCGCTTATTCCGTATACGGAAATTGCTGAGTTCAAGCATTTACTGTCACTAAAGAAACAGGATATCATGACAAACAAATATGAGTTGCATAGCTATATCAATGAGCAAATTGATCGTTTTTCAACGCTTTTCGATGCAACTATGAATCCTATTTTAGAAGCGATTGGTAAAAAAATCGAGAATATTCCAGAAGAAGAAATTAATAACATCGTTGAGTTTGCTAAGAAAGGCGATTTTAAAGAGGTATAAGATATGGAGATTATGAATTTGCCAAGAGGTTGTGGAAAAACAACAAATATCATTATTGAAGCTGTTAAAACAGGTTATCCAATTATTACGCTGTATAATGCCATGAGGAAACGTATTGAAAGACGCGCAGAAGAAATCACGAATCAGAAAATAACTGTTTATACGGTTGCGGAATTTTTAGATGATGGTTTTTGGAGAGGAAAAATTGATAAGAAACCTGAATATGTTTTAATTGACGAACTTTCATTTGTGCTTGAGGAATTATTAGGTGCAAAATGTGAAATGGCTACTATGACAAGTAAATCTTTAGAAGAATATTACGAACGTAGAGATCGGGATAAATAATTGAAATTCAAATTTTCAAAGGACGAATATTGAATGATGGGTGGAATTCTATATGGTCTTTTATGTGGATGGATTCTTGCATTATTTCATGTAGATGATATCTGTATAGAAGTTTTACAGCCGTTTGTTTCGTTTGTACTAACCACTGCTCATTATTATTTTGTATTTGGTATTTGTGGTTTGACATACGGAATAATTCATAATGGTTAAATATTTTAGGCTCTATGGGTGTCACAGCTCATAGAGCTTTTCTTGTGAAGAGTGGTTACTACTGATCTCCTATTTTAGTGAAAAATAGTGAAATTATAGTGAAAAAATTGGAGGTGATGATGAATGGGTAAATTTCAATTGAGTTCCGAAAATAGAAAAAAATTAAGAGAAATCGCACAGAAGCAAGCTGAGAAAATAGCAAAAGAATTTGAAGAAACAATGAGTAAAAAATACGAAAGTCTTCTTGACTGGTATTACGCTGAACCATATCAGACTAATCCTCCTCACTATGAGCGAACGTATAATTTGAAAAAGTCGTATCTTCCTTATTTTAATTCTTCTTCATCGTTAGTTGTTGGTGGAATAGAAATCACCGGTGAGAATATGGACGACTATGGAAGAAAATCAAAAATATCTGGTGAAGATTATTTAAGTAAATTTTATTTCAACCAAACAGCTACATGGCATGGTGGCGATTGGCATGGTGGATATGGTGTTCCAGCGGGTTTCAGTGTCTATAACGAAATGATTAATTTTTATAAGGCTACAGTAAAAGATTTTAGAAAGAAATATGATACGTAGGAAGGAGTTGAATAAATGGTTGAAGAATTAAAAATTGCCATTAAAGTAGACGATGATTCTATCGAGCAATCGTTATTAAAACAATTTGCAAACGCTCAGAAAATGGCAGATAAAGTAGTTCTTGATTTCAAAAATGTAAATTTTGCCGACAAAGAAATCGAGGCTAAATTCAAAACATTACAGAAAAAGGCAGATCAGAATCCTATTGACTTATCAATTAGCAAAGATAGCATTCAGATGTTGTCACAAATTAGTAATAAACTCGGAGACATTTTTAAAATTGCACAAGGTAAATCTGTTATCGACTCCTCTTCTACTAATGCCGATATCGGCAAAATAGAGAATAAATTAAATGAGCTTACAAAGAAATATGAGGATCTGCAAAAGAAGGCTTTTGGCGGGATTTCTGGCAAAGAAGTTAATCTTGTTGACAATGATGAATTTCAGAAATTATCCCAAGAAGTTCAAAATATTAAATCAGAATTAAATGATTTAAAAGATGTGATTTCTAATTTGATTTCAGATAATGAAGGGCTTGGTAATTTTGCAGATCAATTAGATGATCGATTAAGAGGTTTAGATGATACAGTTTTAGATCTTACTAAACGATTACAGACTTTGTATTCTGTAATTGAGCAAAACCCTAAAACGAATAATTCAAACAACAGTTCTGAAGTAGAAGGCATGAAGCAGGTGGGAAAATCAACCGAAGAAGCTGTTCAAGCGAAGAAAGATTTCGCAACGGCTAATGAGGGAGTCCAATCTTCTATTGATGAGTCTAAATCTCCTCTCCAACTTGAAGCCGAATTAATGAATCAGATTGCTAGATCTGCTCGTGAAGCTGCTGATGCAAAAAAAGAGTTTGTAGAAGCAAATGAGCAGGTTAAGGCGTCTGCTGATGATTCCAATTCTGAAAATAAGAAAAACAGATACAAAAACAAGAAAAAAGTTTCCGAGGAAGAGTTTCTAAAAGATGCTGCTAAATATTCTTCTGCTGCCAACGGAAAACTTTCTTCAGCTGGCTATTCGATTCTTGGTGGAAGCGTTGACTCTTCGTTGATAACCGATGGATTGGCCAAGGGACTTGTGAAGGTTAGCGCAAAGGTAAAAGATGCTGATGGAGTATGGCGTTCATTTTCTGCAAAGGTAGACGCAGACGGAAATGTAATTGATGAACGATTTAGGACAATTACAAAAAATGTCGCAAATCTGAATTATCAACTTTCTAACTATGGAAAAGATCACGTTCGAATCCAGGAAACAGAGGATCAGATTAGAGAGGGCGAAAAACTTTCTGAAGTGATGTCACGATACGAAACTATTCGTAAACGTATTGCTACTGGGAAAGCATATAAGACAGATGAGGAAGAGGCTCAGAGTCTACTTGCAACCATAGAAAAAATAATGGGAATAGCTGATGGAAGTGTCACGATCCTATCGGAACATCAGCTTGCAGAAGCTCAGTCCAGATTGGAAAAGATTAATACGATAGTTTCCGATCTTTATCAGAAAAATATTTCAAACCGAATCAACCAGCTCACTCCTTATGACAAAAAGCTTTCTGGATATAATGCTACTCTTGATAGATTTAAGGCTCAAGGGTGGGCAAGTCCAGACTATACAAAAAACGTACAAGCAGTTTCCGATGCGTTGTCGAATTATAGCAACGAGTTGCAAAGATTGCACTCCAGTCCAGAATTGATAGATCGAGAAGCTCTAAGCGGTTTGGATGATTTTAAGAAAAAGCTTGATTCCGCTATTATGTCCGTCAATAATATGACATCCGCTGAAAAGGGCTTCACCGCTTTGACTCAACAGAAGGCGCTAAGAAATATTAACCAAATATTGGAAAGTAATTCTAAAATGTCTTCTCAAGCAAAAGCAAAAATTAGAGCTTATTACAACGAGATAAAAAGTGGGAATCCAAGTGCAAGCCTCGATGTACTTTTATCGAAAATACAAGAAATTGCGAACGCTGAGATTGCTGCTGGTCGTGGCGGGAAAAGTTTATTTGCCGCAGTCAAAGAAAAGGCATTCTATGGATTAGCTAATACAATTGGCACATTTTTTGGTCTAAACGATTTAATTCAATATGGCAAGCAAGCCGCCAACATTGTGACAGATCTAAACACTCAAATTACCGAATTGGCAAAAGTTTCTGAGCAAACCTCTTCTCAGATTTATAAAGATTTTAAAAGCTATTCTGATATTGCCGAAAATATGGGTGCTACAATTTCGGATACTATTTCGGCAACTGCTGATTGGTCACGAAACGGATATAACATCCCAGACGCAAAAGAACTTGCAGAAGTCGCTCTGCTGTATAAAAACGTAGGTGACGGTATCGATATTACCGAAGCAAACGAATCTCTGATTTCAACGCTTAAAGGTTTTAAGTTAGAGGCTGATCAGGCTGAACATATAATTGATGTATTTAACGAGGTAGACACACTTGCCTCCCATTGCAGTAATGTGATGGCTTTATGCGCTTGACGCGTGTATTGATAGTAACTATATAGGTTAAAATCCCGAGAAGGACGAGACCTAGGAAAGACTGTAATATTTTGTTTTATCATATATGGGGATATATGGTAGGTAAATGGAAAAGATTAAAATTAAAAATAAACGGTTAGCAAAGTATTTATATTCTCTTGGTTTTGACAGAGAATGTGTATTTGATAAAAACGAATATTGGTTATTTACAAAATCAAGTGAAATAGATGAATCGCTTGATTTTTATTTTTATATGAGAAATAAGAATCGTAAATAATCCATGCAAAGGAGATGTTATTATGACAAAAGAAAACTTTGGAATTTTTGATAAAACTCAAAATGTATATTGTGAATGTTGCAAAAAGAATAAACCTGTACAATCGTTTAATTATCGAAATATAAGAACCAATAGTCGAACGGCGAATAGATGTAAAACATGCGATTGGTTATATAGAAATCATGGCGGAGAAATTCCTAAAATAAACAATTTTAGTAATGAAGATATATTGGCAACTATTTCTTTTATGTTGGAAAACGATGACAAATATATTAATACTCTTTCTGAAATTTTAAACAGAAACATAGAAGAAACGATTGATCTTATATATAAATTAAATTTCAAAAATATTTCTGCGCGTGTGAAGTCTAACTGTGAATACTGTGGAAAAGAGATTGACAGCTTTTTGAGTGCTTATTTGAAACGCAAAAATTCGTACTGCTCTCTTGAATGCTACTGGAAGGACAAAACGAATAAAATGGGACATGGAGAAGACAGCCAGTTTTATAATAGAATCAAAACATTATGTACGAATTGCGGGAAAATTATACAGGTAACTCCATTTGACTATAATAAAATAAATAAATTTGGAGACAATCATAATTTTTGCTCGCACGACTGTTATTGGAAGTACAGGTCTAAGTATTATGTAAAGGATAAGGCTTCTATGTTCAATTACAAATATTCAAATGATCAAAAGGAGCGATCTAGGAAAAGACTTTTAAATAATTTAAAAAGTAACGATAGATTAGATACTGGAATTCAGTTGAAAGTAAATTCAATTTTAGACAATATCGGCCTTAAATATGAAAGAGAGAAAGTTTTTGAATATTATGCGGTTGACAATTACTTAACATCGTGTAACGGAATTATCGAAGTGATGGGCGATTATTGGCACTCCTCTCCGCTACGCTATAACAAAGATAAATATTTGATCAACGAAATGCAACAAAAACAATTACATAGAGACAAAATTAAATACTCTTATATTATGAACCATTATCAAATTCCAATTTTATACTTATGGGAAACTGATATAGTCTCTAACCCAGAACTGTGTTCGGCGCTAGTTTCTCTATATGTAGAGAATAATAAAATACTCGAAAATTATCACTCTTTTAATTGGCAAATGAAAAACGAAAAATTATCTGTTAAGGAAGACATTGTCGTTCCATATCAAGATATGTCTGTTTCCGAATACAGGTATTTGATCAAACAGAAAGTAGGATAATCCCCATCCTTAATATGGATTAAATATTACAGAATCCTTAACGACTGCAGGGATCTATATGGTGACATATAGATCGAAGTTACTCTCCTATTCTTTTAGTTGTAAAGTGTAGGATGAATATACAGTCTGACCTCACGAAATAATCTAATATTGAAACGTGAGACATAGCCAGAAATGACTATGCGCCATGAAAATGGTCAGTAGGTTTACTACCGAAAGTAACAGATGTGAAGTAATAATGAGGCAATAGCTTCCAGCGGAATTGGTGCCGCTTTGCAGAGAAGTGCTGCTTCTTTTAATGCTGCGAATACATCTCTTGAAAAATCAGTAGCACTTGTTACTGCAACCAATAGTGTTATCCAGGACCCTGAAAAAGTCGGAAATATGTGGAAGACAGTAAGTGCTCGTATCCGCGGGGCAAAGTCAGAGCTATCTGCCCTTGGGGAAGACACTGATGGCATGGTGGAATCCACCTCAAAACTAAGAGATCTTATTAAAGGTATAACCGGTTTCGACATCATGAAAGATGAAAATACTTTCAAGGATATCTACGATATTGTAGTTGGAATCGGAGAGAAATATAATGATCTCAGTGATATTGACCAGGCAAGTCTTCTTGAGGCATTAGCGGGTAAGAATCAAAGTAACAGCTTTGCTGCTGCCCTTTCAAATATTGATATCTTAAAAAAGAGTTACAAAGAAGCTACTGAGGCGGAAGGATCGGCTCGTAAGGAGCAGGATGAATACGCAAAAAGCGTACAGTATTCCATAGATCAGACCAAAGCAAAATTAGAAGAACTGGCAAATGACTTTCTTTCTTCTGATTTTCTAAAAGGATTAATTGATTCCGGCGGGAAATTGATTGATATCCTCGATATGATAGTCAGTGGTGGAAAAGAACTTCAGGTAGTCTTTGCAGCCGTAGGCGCAGCTCTTTCCATTAAAAATGTCGGTAGGGATAAAACGTATTCCCTCTTCTGTCATTTTGAATATGCCGACAACACACATAATTTACTTCGGATACGAAGGTTTAGAGTGTGTTATTCGTGAAATACACGATGATAAATAAATAATCGGGACAATAATCGGGAAATTAGGTACAACGATCTGGTAATGCAGATGCATCACTACTCTCCTATTGCGGCGACGCAACATGGATCGTAACAACGTGACGCTCCTAAAATCCGATGGGACAGATCTCTTAGAGATAAGCCCTCACTGTAGCGACAACTCCCACAACGTATTAGATGCAACGCTGTACGTTGAAGATGCGCTCGATACTACATTTAATAATAATGTCTGATCTGTAAAAGGATCAATTCAAACTTATCTTTGGAATGTTTTGACCTGGCTGTTTCACCGGGTAGATAAGATGAAACAAGAATGAAATTGCTTTATCTAATTTTTATGAATAAGGTTTGAACACTCGCCGCATTGTCAGTGCGAGGGTCAAGATGTTGTATCATGGAAAAGAGGTGTCCACATGACAAAATTAAATATCGAAATTAGGATTGACGAACTTGCAGAACTGGATCAAGTTGTTGGCTATATAGGTTTTGTATCTATGAGAGAATAGGTCGTCTCCTTCTACTACTGTTTCTTTCGCGTTTGGAACTGGAATCGTATAGCAGGCTTTCTGAATATTTTTGTACTCAGTACAATTTCCATCTTTGTCTGTGATTTCGAAAGTATATGACATATTTTCCTCCTTTGAAGCGTTTGCAACGTTTTTAATTTTATTATATTTTAGCATATTTTTCTAAAATTGTATATAGACATATCTTTCTGTTTATGCTATTTTAAAATTAAATAATATCACGAACAGGAGGATTTTATTATGGCAAGAGGACGTCGCAAACAAACAGCTACTTTAGAGGAGAAAATTGTAGAAATTACTTCTGAAATTGAAAATATGGAATCTACGTTAAAAGCGTTAAAAGCAGAAAGAAAAGATCTGGAAAATCAGCTTCGCGTGAAAGAACTTGACGATCTGGATAAGTTAATGAAGGAAAAAGGAATTTCGTTTGAAAAGCTGAAAGAAATGATCGGCTAATTAAAAACAAACGTCCTGATCGGACGAAATTGAAGATGGACAGAAAGGCTTCGTATTTTCATACGGAGCTTTTTGTTGTTAAAAATGAGATACTGAGATGAGGATACTACAATCCAACCGGATTTAGATGGTGTTTCCTCATATTAAGAAAGGAGCTGTATTCTATGGATGAAGAATATACATATACGCGTACTTTTGAACCTGGAGAAATGTATGAAAAATTGATGGAGTTCACAAGAGGAAACGGCTTGAACCAACTCCAAGCCGTAATTCTTTTTAGATATGCACTTGTTCAGCTAGAAAGATGGGTCAATATTCCTTGTCTTTTCAATTAAATCATTTGCAAGTTTTAATAAAGTTCTCTCCGCTTTTCGTGACACCATATATGTCACTTGATGCTGCTTTGATTGTGTTCCCTTGACGACAAAGATTTGCGCTTACAAAATCCATGTCGTAGCACTTTATAAAATTATAAGCCACTTCCTCAATTGAATATTTTCCGCTTTTGCTTAAATCGTTCAGCAACTCTGTTATTCCCGGAGTCTTTATTTCAATGTCTCTGACACCAAAATTACTTACCTCTACAGTGCTATTTTCGTCTAAATAAATGAGTATGTCCTTCATACATTGTTTATTTATTACCATATTTGGAGTCCTCCTATGTATTTTATATGCATATTGTATCACTTATCATCATAAAGACATAGTCAGAACTTGTGTTCTATCGTTTTATGTGTTGGCATTCCGTCTCTGTTATTTTCGAAAGTATTATATTGGAAAGGAAAACAAAAAAGATACTTTAAATCGCAAGTTCGGAAGTAAAAACGCGCAAGACGTCCGCGTGATAAAAAATGCGCCGAAAGGATTCGTATTTTCATACGGAACTTTTTGTCGTCAAGAAAAGATGAATTTTGGAATATTCGGAGGTTTTTATGGATATGAAGGTTGTTAAAAGCGAAAAGAAAATTTGCCCATGCTGTATGGAAGAACATGTAGTGAAAACTGTTCTTGTTATGGACCATGCTACTTTTAAAAATACTCCAGTCAACTATGAGGCATCGTATTTCTTCTGCGATCTGGCAAAAGAATTCTATATTGATGAACAGCAGATGCGAGACAACAACATCAAATTAAAAGACGCGTATAGAAAAAGAATGAATCTTAATGCGGCAGCATTAAAATGAATCGAGGTTGAACAAAACTGATGGATAACGAAAAAATTCGGATAAGTATCCGACATGATTATCTGAAATCGAATGGAGTGAATAATCCGGTTAAAGTGGATACCTTCGTATCGGAAATATATTCCTTATTAAAAGAGCGGAATTTTTCGATCGTTGAAGCAGACGAAGTTGTAAAAGCTCTGTCATGCTTAATCGAAAATGATAAAAAATTGATTACGAGAGAGCCTCTCAAAACTGTTGAAAAATATAATAGAGAGGGTTAATCTCCTGCTCTTTATTATATATTCTCATCACTCTTCTGATCCAAGGAATAAAAGACCTGTCATCCGACAAGTCTTCTACTCTCCTATCCTATTTACCGTTTATTGAAAGATATTGGTATCCGGAACGTTGTGTTTCATTGGTTTTATTAAACATACGTTCTGATAGTATTCTGTCGATTATTGGTATATAATGGTAATATTAAATACTAATGATTGGGGAATACTATGAAGATAATGAATAAATACGAAGCGCTATATAGATGGTCCTGCCACAAAATGAAGATACAAGAAAATTTTGAACGGAATAATCAAATACACATTAAATATCCTCGTGGTGCAGTCTATACTTGCTATATGGGTGTAAATATAGGACATGAAAAAAGTCGTCTTGAAGCAAGACCTTGCTTAATTGTTTCTACAGATGAAATTAATAAAAAGAGTTCTAATGTTATTATTGTTCCATTGTCTAAGGAAATTAAATATAAAAAAGATTCTGCTACGGAATTGGCTTATCCGTGGCATTATGTTCTACAAAAGGCAAAATATAGCAAATTAACATATGATTCAGTAGTTCAGTGTGAAGACTTAAGATGTGTATCAAAATCAAGAATGGGCAAGTTTATTATGAAAATTGATCCAGAAGATTTAGGTGAGATAAAGAAAAGATTAAAAAGAACTTTACAACTTTAATCACAGATGGTATAATATGTTCATAAAATATAAAACTACTATATATCGCATTCCTTTGACTTAATGATTGTACCTATAGGCAATCTGCTTTACAGTTATTCTCAAAGAGTCATTGTTCGTTTGCTTATGACGAGTTTGAATTGGGATGGCATAATCCCGCCTATGAGTTTTATATTGACAAAAGAGACATCATTACGATGTCTCTTTTGCTTTATCACAAATAAAAGACCTGCCATCCGACAAGTCTTCTACTCTCCTATTCTAATTTAATCTAATATAGTCGGAATATATGTTTCGGTTGTGTTCTATCGATTTTGTGATGATTAATATCCAATACAGTATATATATTACAATTTCATTGACACATTGAAAAATTATACTAAAATAATTTGGACTTGTTATTGATCGTGTGAATAGGAACCCACGATTTGATTGAAATATCATAATTGTACTTATTAATTGTAAGATTGTTGCTACGCCTAAAACTGCATATAATATTTTGTTATTTAACAAGGCAAACACAACAAGTAATATACAGGTTGTAATTGAAGCAATGACCCACATTTTTAGCCCAATTATTTCAGTTTCGTTATGCGAATCAATAAAATAATTCTTCCATACATTTAATAATGTGAAGAATATTGTTTGTGTAAAAATTCCTATACTTATGAATTTTGTATAATTAGTATTTTTAAATGAAAGAACTGAAAATAAGAGTTCGGAAATTATGCAGGCGATGGAGATGTCGAATAGTGCATAATTGTAATATATATGTTTTTCTATAAATTGCTTGC